GACCCTATTTGATTTATATCTAATGTCAGCCCAGACCCATCAAGATCAAGCGCCGTCATCGTGCCAGCTACAGCCTCCAACCCACCTATGATATTGCTAGAGCCTAACTGCTCTATATCAATGTTGGCATTAGCCCCGGTCTGATTAACGAATATCTCATTGTCTGCCCACGATACTACAGGGATCATCAGCAGAGATAACAGGATGTATCTATTCATCGCTATCCTCCATAATCCAATAACTTTCCTCGATTCCTTTCCGTATAATCTCTAGCACCGCCGCCTCTATCGCATCTTGCAGCGCTATATTCACGCTCTCATTCTTTACTGCACCACCCTCGATCTCTACGACTTCTGTATTCGAGCTAACGAATCTAAATACATCACCAGAAACAGCGGCAGAAAGGACGGCTTTGGTAGTCAATACCTCTAACAATACCTCGCCAGTTGATACAGAAATTAACCGCAACGATACGACAACCGTATCCTCTCTGTATTCCTTAGATGCCCCAATGCCTAGAAACCTAGCACCAGCACCCCCCGAGGATGTGTTGCTTTCGTAGCCTACCACTCCCCCGCTCATGATTAAACCAGCGAACTTGAGCGGCATTAGCTTCTCTTCGTTTTTGAAATCACGCCGAGTATTTCGTATTAACTGACGCTCTTTCGTAACGCTATCCAGCCCGACCCGCTCCACCACATCAAAGAACCCACCATTCTCAGACCCCGCATTCTTTAACGCACGGATTAGATACGTGTATGGTGCCTGTGTAATGGCTGAACTAAAGGATGCGAACTGGCTGTTGCTTAACCTCGCACCTGTGTGATCAAGAAATCCATCTGCATAGATGGCAATCACCGGGCGTTGTATTGGCTTTTTAACTGCAAGCAGATCCGCATTAACCACAGAGGCAACGTCTGCCATCCGCATCTTCTTTATCGGCGGAACTTTAATCTTCTGCGGATCTAATAAACTGGCGCAGCCGCCGTTAAAAAGTAAACTGACCCACAGGAATAGTAATAGTCGTGACATTTCCATCGCTGCCTGTGATGCGTAAGGTAATCTCTTCGCCAATCACCTCGTATTCTATAGAGTTATCCAGCAATTCAATGAACCCCTGCATCTGTGGGTGTTCACCAAATAGCTGATCTACTAATTGCCTAGATAGTTGGGCATACACTCGGCTTTCAAAATTACGCAAAAATCTAGCCAACGTTGTGTTGTCCGCCTCCCTTTCTAGCTCATCCTGTAACGCCTGTATCTCTTGTTCTAGCGCCTCTTTTCTAGTGTGCTCCTGATTCTCTATCGTTAGATAATGACCACTCTGGTTCTCCCCACTGAATGATGGGCTTTTGAATTTGAATGTCATTTGATCGCCATGCGCAGAGAGCGGAAGGGATGCAAGGACAAATACAAATAGGTTTATATATGGTCTTATCATAGGTGACCTTTAATCTTTTCGCTGATCATCTCTATCAGCTTTGGCAATCTTTTCATGGTCAATAAGATTAGGAACGCCGAGCAGTGTTTTAAGCAGCACGTCCTGCCGAATCGTTTGATTATCCACAGCTCGCACCCGATCTATCAGGCTGATGATAATACCGTGCTGCGTTTCCAACTGCGTCATTAATCGGTGTTCCATGTTATCCATCTTGGTATTGATGCTGTCATCTATCGCATCAACTTTCTGTTCAAGAGTGTTCATAATCTTACCGAGCAGCTGCCACAGCAGCCAACCCAGACCTAAAAGACCAGCAACAGGTACGCCAACCTCATTGATAATAGTAATGAAATCATTCATTACTCAAATGACGTGTAGGATTTGCCATGGTATACAAGCGACTCCCTGCGGTTGTATTCGGGAGATACATAGGACACATGAATCCAGCCACTATTGGGATCTATACCGTCGTAGAATTCTAGGATCAGCTGATCGAACTCCAGATTGTCTTTGATCCAGCGGGCAACCTCATCATTGGCTATGCCACCAATCTCAAAGTCTACCGCCCGACCTAAACAATGCTGTGACGAGGGCTTACTACCAATGGCCTTGTTTAAACTGGCTGAACGAAAGCCACTGCTGGGAGTGAAAGGCTTTCCAAACTGCATACGCACAGGTTCAAGAATAGCTCGCGCCAGCTCCACCATGCACTCTATCTCTATCGGGCCGGGAGTGTTGTCAATACCCTGCCGTATTGCTGTCTGTGAACGGCACATCTCTTTCAGGCTGAAGTGATCGCTAATCTTTTGGTTCATGTCTGTCATTTTTTAGGCTTTATTTTGCGATAGGCGTCTGTGGATATATCAATATCCCTTAGTTGCTGCGCTAAGTTCGCTTCTTTTTGTTTAATATATTTATGATAACTTGCCACCCTTACTCTTCTTTCCTCCGGTGAAAGGCGCTGGTTCTTTAACATCTTTTTATAGGCCGCCTCGACCTTAGCTAAATCCTGCTTCGCGTAATGCACAACCTCCCGAGCCTTATTGGGATCAATGTTGTAAAGGTTAAGGCCAGCAAATCGCAAAGCGGCTTGTGTCACCGTGTCACCCTCGTAGCCGCGTGCCGTACGCTTACCATTAACGGCATCAAACATGCGCGTAGTCGCCCCATAATCCGTATGCAGAAACCCCGGTAACATGAATTGATTTGCTGTCCAAAAGATAGCGTCGGGTATTTGCCCGCGTCCTCTCAACATATTTTCTTCTGCTCCGGCAACAAAGAGCGGTTCAGCAGTATCAACAATGGGCCTGCCCGTAAAGGGGTCATGGTTTGTCAGCCCCATTCCAAGAGTAATACCGGGACCACCAAACAATCCTACCGTCTGAGCAATGGACTGTAGGCTTGGCTTGTCTGCTTGCGCGACACCTGTTGCTGCCTTGCCAATCTTTAATAACTCATTACCTATCTCCAAGAATGCGCCCCATGGGGTGATATAGCCTAGATTAATAAATTGTACACGCCCCTTGGAATCACGTATGGGAACAGGCAGAGAATTACCCGGTTGTCTGGCAAACTCAGGCAGCATCTTTTTAACAGCCTCGTAGTCATCGTCACCAATATCAAAAGCCTGTTTAAACATTTCCGGTAGAGCTAGAGACAAGGCAACATAAGGCGCAAAGCGCATCGGATTGTTCAGCGCTGTCTTTATCAGTAACGGAGCTACCTTGTAGTAAAACGTGAGAAACGGTATACCAAATGGAGACGTTCGTGTTTGACGTACCAAAGGATGTACGAGGGAGTAATCGAACAACGTTTCATTGGCAATAAGAAAGGCTTCATCGGCACTCTGACCACGACGTTCCATGACATCAATAGCCATAGCTGTCTTGCCTACTACCTCCACTGTCTGATAAAGATTGGAGGCGTTTTGTGCGAGCTTGTCCCATGTATTGAACTTAAACCAGTTGAACACACCAGCATCTTTCATTCCGACGCCACCAAGGAATTGCAGCATGTCCTCGCTCCATCGAAACAGTTCTGCCTCGGTGAAGGATGCTTCTGATACGCCCCGGTCAAGCATTTCCCTGTAATGCAGAGAATTTTCCATGTCACCGCGTTTGAAAGCACGAACCTCCTGTATAGCTTTATACATGTTGGGCAGGATGCTTCGCATAGGCATGCCGTTCAGGTGCATCAGAATCATATTGGAGAAGGTATTACGAGCAACGGTTGGTGGATTTAATGGAACCTTCAGTGTCTTCCAGATAGCCGTAGCTTGGCGACCCAGCTTCATGCCTTTAACGGCGGCGTTATCACCCCAACCCACGTAACTAACACCAGTAATAACGTCATCGAAAATTGATCTATGCACTGCCATACCCGCAAGCATGCCGTACTGTTTACCATTGGGAACCCGTTTAAACTCTGCTTTCCCATCCGAACCTAAAACCTTTACGCCATCCGTGTTGATGGCCATAACCTTGGCCGGATCTATAGCTCCAGTCTTAGGGTCTTTAATAGACTGAAGATTGTTTTCTTCTGCATATTTCGCCACAACGGGCGCGGCTGTTGCGCGCATTCTTTCTGCTGTAGCACGTTGTCTTGCCGCCTTATTCGGATCGCCCGCCTCTACATATCTGGCAATCTGATCCATAGTATCTGCATGGCGGTAGAGCCATAAGGCAGAAACATTCTGAGTCGTACCATTACCGTTGTCCCATAGAACCTGAAGCGCATCTTTAGGAATAGCCCAGTTGCGGTTCTGTGATACTGCGTCAAAAAATTCCATCATGGCTAAGTCGCGCAAAGGACGTTGAATCGACTGCGACACAAGAAATTCAGGAGCCAGCTCTGCTATATCTCCAAGCACCTCTCTAGCCTCTTCGTTCATTTCCTTACGTCTGTTGAGGTAGCTGTACTTTGCTCCCGCAGGATTTTGCATTACGTGCTGGATATACAGCCTTGGCAAATAAGATCGTCGTCGTTCATAGAATTTTTCAGCAGGAAGCAGCCCTCTCTCTACTAACTCTTCTCCAATATCTTCGATCATATTCTTGGCTCGCTCTGCCGCCTTCGCCACAGTTGGGTCGATAGCCTTTAGCTTGTCAAACAGCTGCTGCTCGCCTTCGTTCGGCCCCCTAGTTAAATAGTTATATAAAGCCTTGCGTAAGTTTTCCGAATCTCCTCTCGCCTTGGGATTTTTCTTATCAAGATATGGGGCTAGGTCATGATGAATTGTCTTCAGTGTCCGTTCAGTTCTATTTATTAAGCCGAGAGATTTACCACGTAGAATCAGATACTCCGAAATCTGTGGTAACCCCTTGAGAGGATGAAGCAGAGTGCCATCTTTCATAGCTGCCAAACGCTTGAGCAGCCTGCTTGTAAAAGTATTACGTTCCGTGGTGCCTTCGGCTTGCGCCATAGCCATACGAAACGCCGGTACGGGATCATAGATGGAGTAGTTGCCTTCCAACCCTTGCATCTCTTCTGTAATAGGGAAGTAGCGCAAGGCATTACGCACATTGGATACAAGAATCTCGTCACCCTCACGCATGTCTTGAGGAATACGGTACGGCCCAACTGGTGCTTCCCCAGCCTCTACGGCAGCATACGCGGCAATATCAAGCTCGTCCCTTTGTTCCGCCGTAAGATCGGCTTGCAAAGCAGTCGGCTCCCCCGCTTCCAGTTTTCGCCGCTCCTCTGGAGTAAGCGCATAAAATGATGAAGGCGGCATCCTTCCAACATCTTCCTCCTTAACGATCTGAAGCCCTTCAAGCTCCCCGGTTTCATCGCTTCTCTGTCCGAGCCATAACATTTGTTTGTCATCTTTATAAGAACGTTTATCAGCCCCCTTCAGATAATCACTAAGACGTTCACGAAAAAGATTTGGGATTTGCCTATCATATTGGCCATGGCTTGCGTCAACAGGAATATCCACGCTGCCATCAGGCCGTATAGCTTTGCGTACACTATCGGTAAGAAGAGGGGAGACACGATTATAGTCACGTACACTATCATTAGCTCCGGACTCTAAATCTCTAGCAGTACCCTCCAACTCTTTCACCTTGTCTGAAATAAAACTCACCATATCTTCTGTGGTGAAAAAAGAGTCGCCGGTAAGCTCCTTATTAATCTCTATCTGATCCTGAACAAGAGCAGTAATATCCTTGCCTAGCCAATCCTCTAGCGCTAATGAAGAAGTGCCATAATCCGCATTGCCTGCTCCTGTAGCATCACCTAACTCACGATCTTTCCCAAAGAAATAACTTCCTCCTTTCTTTATTGGGCCGCTAGAAGTGGGGACTGTATATTCGACCTTGTAAGCGTTAACCATAGAAGGATGGTTGTCGGCAAGATATTCAGATAGCGCAATAGTCAACGCTCCTTTGATGCCGGTACCGCCAGCCTCTGCTACATCCTTAGTGGCTTCATCAAGGTAAGTGTACGCTCTGTTCGGCTCCACACGACGAAGAAAATGTGCAAAGTCTTTGTATTCCAGTCGGCGTCGAGTGACTGGGGAGGAGAGCTTTGGATGCAAAATACCCTCCATTCTCGGCCACAAATCCATCAAGGGTATTTGAATCGGCCCGGTAACAACCTCGTCACCGTAATACTTTTCCATTAACTGAGGGTTGAAATCTAAATTCAAATACAAGTCTTCAGAACTTGTGACATCTTCTGTTGGCAAAGATATCTCCATACCACTAATATCCTGAAGAAGAACAATCTCTTCTGCCGACAATCCGGCAATATGATTCTTGAATGAATGCCGATAGCGTTCCATCTGTAATTCGCTGTTAGCAATCGCAATACCGTCATAGCCTCCGTTGCCCGCCATACGAACAATGTGTCCAACTGCAAGGTTGGTCCATTCAGCCGTCTTCTTGAAGGGAGCGTCCGGAACCACCGGCCCATAAACTTCCTTTTCGTACCTCGGAAGATTGGGGCTACTGCGTATTACATTCTTCTCAGCGCGACTGAGGGCTTCAAAATCTTTGTCATAAATATCCTTAGCTGCCGCCTTCATCATTTCATCACGAGCCTTCTGATGAAGATCAGACTGTATCTCCTCGACAATCAGAATCTTTTTCCCGTCTTCTGTCATGAGGTCAGTTAACCGCATGAAGACGATGACATTGTTAACATCCTGAAAATGATCGCCGTTCCAAAGAAGCTCTCCTTTTTGCCCCTTTTTAATAGCGCCGGGGAGTGCCGGTGCACTCAATAAAACCTCACGATAATTATTATCCTGATAGCCTCGATGACCAAAAAGCGTAAATGCAGGGTAAGCCTCTGGCATATAGGAACGTTCGTCGCCAAGATCATCACGCTCGCTATTTTCAAATGATTCCATATCCTGTCTGGCTTCATTCGTTTTATCCATGTAATCCATTATCTGTGGCGACATCCCCGCCCCCGACAATTCAAATTCATCTAGCCCAAAAGACCCAGACAACTGACCGATCTTGCTAAGGCTCATGTTATTTTCGGGATTGCTGAGATAGTCAACGATTTCTTTAGTAGTGACTTCGGATTTAAGTATGTCCTCATTCGTAGTGCCGTATTTACGGAGGAGAGCTTTTAAATCTGGAGTGACTAAATCCTGCCAACTACCCGTAACACCGATGGTATGCACGGCAGGCCGAGCTATAGAGGCTAGGGCCACACTAGGATTCTCTAAGACAATATAACGAGCAACAGTTGATTCCATTGCAACCACTCGATCACGGAGTATTTGCAATTGCACCTGCCCGTCGTTGTTATAACGGGCATCCATGGGATCACCATAGACAATAGTCTCCAACAACATTTCATTATTAGAAACGTACTGCTCTATTTGTGTTTTTGTAACCTGATCATCAGGATTGAATCGATTAAGGAAATCCAGTAAACGAGAAGACTCAACCTCTGCCTTTCGTACTGACCACTCCTTGTCTTTAATTTTGAACTTGGCCTTCTGAGGATCAGAAAATATGGCAATCCACTCAGAAGCCTTCGCGGTATCTTTGGCTGTTGTCTTCAAATACTCCTTAACACCAGATAAAACATAGGGCTGCTGACTCCGGCGAGCTGTCGGGCTGCCGTTCCTGACCATTGCCAATGCAGTATTCTTTTGGTCAAACCCTGTAGGATCAGTGATAGTACGCCGCGTCTGTGCCGCTATCTGACCGCTGCGTATCTGGTCTAATACATCCTCTAGCCTTTGGCCTTCGATTCTTGGCCCAGTAAATAAATCCTTAATCTGTTTAAACAGCTGATAGAGACGATCAAGTACGCCTCTCAACGGTGCCGTAAACTCGCTTGGTGCCTTGCCGGTAAGGTCTAGGGTTCGGTTGTATAGGCCAGAAGCATAAGCAAGCAGCTCACCTATTTCTCCTTCAGCATCTTCAGGAATAGCACGTTCATATAAGCCCGGACCTACATTGGGTTGCTTCTCTAACTCTTTAAAATGCCGACGTACAATCTTCCGCAAACGCTCCGTGTTATCGCGTATCGTTTTCTCTTGTTGTCGTGTGAAGAAACGTGTGTCTCTTCCCCATAGATAGTGAGTGGCTTCATGGTACGCCCGATTCTGTGGATCTAGGTGCCCATCTTGTAACGATACAGCCACAACATTTTGTGCTTGCAGCCCTAACTGCGGTGTATTCGTAGTAGGATCGACCACTATATTAGCCACCGTCGCTTGGGCTTCAGGTCCAGCAATGCGGTGAATGATGCCCATGACCTCCTTGACAACTTCCGCATTCATAGTTCCTACAGGTACCCTTGGAACGCTAATAGCTCCACCAGAACCGGGAACATCAACTAGCTCAATATCATCTAGTTTGGCCACAGGAGTACGTCGTGCATCCCTTCTTGCACCCGCTATCTGATCATCTGGAATATTGTATTTTCTCGATAACGTTTCGAGGGCTTCGTTAACTTGAGTGTTTGCAGCCTGCTCCTCACCAACAGGACTAACCTCAACATCTTCGACTATATTTCCAGACATGTCGGTTACTGTGAAAGCAACGACACCCGATTCCGCACCTGTAGTCATTGCAAGATTGTGCTCCCCTTTTATGGCCGCCACTTGCTCCATGGATGCGAGCAACGTCTCTCGCTGAGTCCCCGTCATATCCTTTAATAACGAGTCGGGGTTTCCAGTTGTCTGTCCAATAAGCTCTTTTAGTTTTCTTTCCTTAATGCCTAGTGTTTTCTGTTTGTCTTTTATCGCCTTTTCGGAAAGGCCGATCTTGTTTTGCTCGACGAATTCTCGAAACGACGGTATCTGATAAGGATCCCAGCTATTAGGCTCACCACCATGCTCCTCCTGTTGTGCCTTGGCATCTTCTCTTGCCTCTTCTTGAACTCGGGCTGCATAATTCTTCGATAAACTCTCGTATTCTTCTACCGTGATATTTAAACCGGCGGCTGATCTTTTCTGATCTTCAGCCGAAGGGTTAGGTCCACCCTTCCTACCTTTTCTGTAGGCAATATCGCTGTCTGGATCAGGAACAGACAGGCTCCCCCGTGGGCCATAGGTGGTGGTGTAGACTTGAGTCCCGGGAGTATCTTCTTCTACTATCTGCTCTTCGGTCGTCCGACGACCAGCACGTTCAATAATTCTCTCAGTGCCTGTTAAATTAGGATCAACAGCGCCCCCAACACCTTCTTCAGATTCAAGGTCTTCAAGCCCTGTCTCCTTACCAGCGTCTTCAGCAACAACATCTGATATTTGTTGTGGTTGTGATATGTCTCGTTCACTGGCGATGCCACGACGCTGAAACTCTGCATGAATAGCCCGCATCGTGTAGTTATCAACTGGCGTGAGAACAGCGCCCTCTTTATTTATTCTCTTCTGTAACTTCTCGCGCTCCACCGCAAGCTGTGCCGTGGAGAAATCGCCCAGCTCTCGCTTTGCAGGTTTGCCATCTTCGCCCACTATCGGTATGGAGTAACGAGAGCTAAGTAGTTCCTCGTCGGAATAAAATGAGTAGCCCTCAATGCCAACATGCGGTTCTCTGGGAACATCTACTATTTCTGGCTGGCCATCTTTTTCGATAGCCATTTGGACAACGCCCCACGTGGGATCACCAATCAGCTTCCCTTGATATTCCTCACCGTCAGGGCCATATACAGCCCTTGGTTCTTCTAATGTTTCTGGAGATACGGGATCGAGAGGAGGGGTTTGAAGATGTTCTTCTCTAAGCTCGCCTTCACTTCTTGGTTTATCCGGCATACGTCCGCGATTGCGGAACATCAAGCTGAATATCGTACCGGCCCCAGAGCCATACCCGAAATCAGATAAAGCGCTTTCACCCAATGGCCTGTCTGGGTCATATAATGTCTTGGCTGCGAGTTCCTGCATGATCCCCGCCGCCGCCTCTTGTGCACCCTCAAGGCCACCAGAAGTAAGATGTCCGACCATTCTTTTGACAAGGCTGCCGGTATCAAAGCCCTTTGGCAATCCTCTTAAAATAATCTCAATAGGCACAAGCTCTGTAAAACCAATGCCGACCCCGGCTAATGCGCTTAATGCGCGTTTGCCCTTGGTATAATCACCACCAGCTTTTTCATACGCCTCCAGCATCTGGTTGGCTTCGCCTGCACCGGCAGCACCGGCAGCCGTCCACTTGAGGGCGCTCAACCCCTTAGCTAAATTCAGAGTATTTTTTGCAGCAGCGGCCATGGCTGCACCCTCTGCGCCTCCCAGCATAGCAGCCCGCCCTGCCATAGCAGCCCCTCTCCCGGCTACTCCAGCCTGTCCCAGACCGGGAATGGCAAATAAAATCATGCTGCCAAGAGCTTGGGAAAGTTTACCCACCATGCCTTTCTCATGGCCGACCCATTCACCGGCATCGCGCAACCATTGGAAAGCCTCGCCTTGCTGCGCATCAATCGCATCCTCAAAGCCAGCGGTATCGAGCGCTATATCAGCGAGCGAAAATAAACCCTCGCCCATACTGAGAGCCGTTTGTACAGCACCACGAGTAATACCACGAGGGATTGCCCACAGCGCTGAGTCTGTGTCTTCTTCTTCTTCTGTTGGAATAAAAGATTGATCAGCTCGCGCACTGATAATGCCTCGTGGAGAGAGGACTCCCTGCTCCTCTATAAGCGCAGAAGGAGCTTCTGGCTCCGCTTCTGCCTCTAGCCCAATAGCTTGTCCAACTAGACTCCCCGGACGAATCGTTCGCCGTGTAGCAAAAGGATGTGGTTCTTGCTCGGTAAGGAAAGCCTCAGATAGAAGCTCTACCGGATCTACATTTTGTTTTTCAGCGAGCGCAATAAGCTCTTCAATTGTTGCCATATCTCTACCGCGTAATGACGACGGTTATAAATCAATCCACTTGTACGCTCGTCGTAACTCTTGTGCTACAGCCGTCGCATCTTTGATAGATGTTGTTTTTAAAATAGCCGCAAGATCAGGGCCGAAATATTCCATCACTGTCCTGTCACCAATTCTTCTTTCATTGGAATCCTCAATCTCTTTCCACAATTCATTCATTGCGTTCTCAAGAGGATTCGGGATATCTGGGTTCTTTCTGGCTTCTATTGTCTTCTCTTGCAGTTCTCGAAATAGTTTCTTTAATGTTAAGTTAATGGTGCCTTGGGCGCTTGGAACACCCACTATGGCACCCTCTAGGCTGTAGTGCGCCTGCCATTGTTTTGTATCAGTGAGATGCCCTAACGCATCCTTTGCCATAGCGGCTGTATTATCGGCAATTTGATCCTCATACTTCATGAAGTAAGTTCTTCTCGCCTGTTTTATTTCCGCTTGTTTCCCACCTGCCGTTATTACGGAGTTGTAATTTTCACGAGCATTATCAATAACTTTATCGCTTATATCAGCTTGTAACCTTAGTGCATCGAGATAATTCTTACTTGTCGTAGAGGCTACCGAAGCACGAGTTGCCATCTCATTCCCTAGTTCGACACGCCGTTTAAACGCCGCATTAGCTCTGCCCGCTTTGCGTGTGAAAGAATCGGTAGCATGCTGATACAGCGCCTTCTGCTCCTGTCCCGTTAGCTTGTTCATTACTCCGGCAGCGCCTGACATCGCACCTGCCATCGCAGTCATAAAGTTGGGACTACCCTTCTCTGCGGCATCAAAGAATGCTTGGGCAAGACCATAATCTATTTGCTTCTTGAATCTATCCTTAATGGATTGACGATCTGGAATTTCTTCGTCCAGCACATCAAGCTCACCAAGATACTTATCAATATCGTCGCTATATTCCTGCATGCGCTTGGTATCATCGGCATCCAGCTTAGATAACTTATTTGTCAGCTCAGTGCTTGTCGTATCAGAACTTAGTCTCATTCTGCTCAAGGCACTATTTCTTCCTGCTTGCCCATGTATAAATGAGGTAGTGGCCATTTTATATAAGGCATCTTGGCCCTCCCCTCCAGCAGTTTGAACATCCTGTAGGTTTCTAAACCTATCCGGACTCATCCAATACGGCTTAGAACCCGTTTGGCCATTTCTTTCAGCTGAATCATCCTCACTTACCACTGCGGTGGCATCCACAACTACAGGAGCACGACCCCCAGCACTACCATTTTCGATAATTGGCGCGCCTTTTAATCGAGGTCCAAACGCTGCCAAACCGGGCGGGGCTCCTTCCGGAATAAAGCCCGTCTCCTTCTCGCCACGTTGTGTAGAACTATATAGTTCACCTATCTGGCCTCGGCCAATAGGTCTATCCTCAGCAGAACGCCACCCTCCTATTGCCGCTTGACCTGCCTCACGTCTGGCCTGTTCTTCGGCATTCAACGCATTCGTTACTCTCTCAGATTCAGTAGCTATATATGGATCCTGCTCAGGGATGTAAATAGGCTCACCCGCTTCTTGGTACGTAAGGTTATAGACATCAGGACGTTCTTTGGCATACGCCGCCTCGTAGGCATTCTTTACCTCATTAAAAGCAGCCGGATCTAGCACATAATTTTTCGCTTGTTCCGGCGTGATTCCAGTCATGGCTAAAAAATCATCTTCCCAGAATGATCCACCACCCTGAAAGCGACGTAACAGCCCACCCATGCTGGCCATTGGTGGTCCTTGCATCGGCATTTGAGGAGCCATTTGAGGTGGCATACCTTGAGGCATTTGAGGTGGCATCTGTGGTGGCATACCTTGAGGCATCTGTGGTGGCATCTGTGGTGGCATACCTTGAGGCATCTGTGGTGGCATCTGTTGAGGCATCTGTTGAGGCATACCTTGACCCGGCATCCCCTGTGGCTGCTGTTGCCCCATAGCCCGTTGTATTAGTTGATCCACAACACTAGGGTCATATTGTGGCTGGGCCGCCGCTTCAGCACGTATATCCTGCCGATTCTTTAACTCGGATGCAGCAATGACTGGTTCGATTCCTTCAGTCTGAGTCAGCTCTACCAGCATTTCATCTGGCAATGAAGAGATACGTTCAGCTAGACGAACAAGATTTTCAAGCGCCATAATTAAACACCCATACCTCTCATCATTGACATACCACCAAGACCCATATTAAGCGCTTGCGCGTAAGGGTTTGGCGGTGGTTGCATCTGTTGTCGCTCCCAACCCATTTCAACAGGAAGTCCTTGTAACAGAGACGAGTAATATGCCAGCGATTCTCTCGGGTAATCACGTTGATTAAGAAAATCTTGTACACCCTGCGCCAACTGCCTTTGTCGTAGTTGCTGGAACTGGCCCCCGACATCCTGCAATGCTTGCATACGTTGCAAGTCGAGCATTTGTTCTCCCTTAGAAATCTGTGGCAATAACTGAGCCGCTGCTAACCGGCGTCGTTGTTGATCCTGAAATGCTTGCTGATTTGCCATTTGAGCCTGCAAACCCATACGGCCAGCTGCCTGTCGCGCCTGTTCTTGCGCTTGATAGCCACCCAAAGCAATACGCCCTTGAGCTTGTCTAGCTGCCTCCGTCGCTTGCTGCGCTGTCACCCCCAAGCGGCCCTGCGTTTGTCTAGCCTGCTCCATCAATTGCTGTGCTGTCAGCCCCATGCGCCCTTGAGTCTGTCTGGCTTGTTCCATCGCTTGTTGTGCGGTAAGACCCATTTGTGCAGCCGCACGCCTACTTTCATCAGTTAGCTGCCCTGCCTGCATTCCTTGCTGAATATCCTTGGCAGTTAATCCAGCCGCTCGTTCAAAGCCCTTCTCCAATTGCTGGGCTTCAATATCTTTTAGTTGTTCCCCTAATTCGCGGTCTGCAAGAAACTGCTCTACACCATGACGACTGCCGCCAAATGCTCCCTGTTTCGCCGCCTCTAAACCACGTTTGGCCGAAGCCTCTTCTGCCCGCTGTGTTGCTCTACTTTGTAACCTGTCAAGAACAGCTGTCTGATACGGACTTTCATAGTCCGCCATAGTATCTTTAATACGTTCACGGCCAAATTCTCGACCAAGATAACGTGTTCCGATTGGCCCCGCATCATAGCCACGATAAATCGGCCCTGCATTATAGCCGCGTTGAATCGGTGCAGCTCTATATAAACCCCCTGATGGTGGTCCCCACTGTCCGCCGGGAGCAAAGTCAGACGGAGGACCACCCTGTACAGTCATCGGACCCTTACCAGAAGTACGACTAGGCGGCCCGTAAGTGCCATCAGGATTAGGATAATCATAAATTACATTACTTAAATCCCAATCTGGCGTTGGAGAAACACCCTGTCCAGTCATGGGGCCTTTACCAGAAGTACGACTAGGCTGCTGACCCCCCAAGATAGTGATGGGACCTCCGGGAATACCGGGAGGCGCACCAAAACTCGGCAACTGGCCCGCTTCATAATAGCTTGATACCGGCGGAATTTGCGTGTTTCCTGCAAGCTCTGCTGCCGTCATTCTTGCACGATCAACCCCCGGTAACGCCCGATTAGCAATTGCCTGAATGCCTTGATAGGCTCCCAATTGTTCTGGTTGAAAGCCAGCAATTCGCTGGCCTCCATAAGATTGATACGGCAAAGCCAACAAAGCTTCCCCTTTCTGCATCATCTTTCTGTAATAAGGCTCTGCATATTCCGGTAAGCTGCTTTGCGTTACCGTCGATGAGACTTGTTGCGGACGTGAACTACCGCTACTTTTACCCATTTGCCATCTCCAATCCTTCAACCAACTCCAACTGGGGTCGATCAAAAGCTACTGTAATTTCAGGTTTCTCAAAACGCTTGCTTACTATTATGTATTCTTCTTCCCAGCCATCTGGCTGTAGCTTACGCGCCCAACCACGCCTGCCTGTTAATTCCATACCGTCACAACCACAGGTCTTTGCCCATTGTTCAAGTAGCTCTAGTATGTCTGACTTCCATTCGTCTAAACGACTCCCGGTACAATACTGTATAGACAGTAATCGTCTCTGTGGATATTGCATGACTTCCGTAATTACCACACCAATAATAGGTAGCCCTTCTTTCTCCTCATCCCATATAGCCCAAAACTGCTGCTTACCAGAAAATAGTTCATGCAGAATATCCTGACGCTCAAAGCGTCCATTGCTAACCCTCTGCAACTTATCAATAAGCCGCTCGGATCTTCTCCATACGCCGCCAAGCATCTCTGTAGGCGTCATAGACATCTCTAGCATTAACCGCCTCTCCTCAATAGATCAATTGGTGAGGCGTTTAAACGTCCCGGCTGTTCAGGGGAACCATTCTTTGCCAGTCGTACTTGAGCATTCATGCCGTCAAGTAACTGTGCGCCGTGTCTACTGCTGCCATCTCCGAGAGCAGACACCACATCCGCTGGCACCACATACTCATCGCGGGATACCAGTATCGGCTCATTGCCTTCAATGTTAGCAGCTACGTGGTCATCCATTCCTCCGCCATTCCCAGCAATCAGCCCTTCAAATGGACTTATTTGACCACCTCCGGCAAATCCGGAAAAGTAACCTCTAGTTCCATACTCGCCACCCGCAAAGGGACTTTCGTAGGGGTTCATCATTGGCATCTGTGCTTGATAGGGGCTCATCATTGGCATCTGTGCTGGATAGGGGCTCATCATTGGCATCTGTGCTTGATAGGGGTTCATCATTGGTAGCTGTGCTGGATAGGGACTCGTGATTGGCAGTCCAGTTTGACGACTCAGCTGATCCAGAACGCCCTCAACTGCTTTCGATACCAATGGCGATCCCCACTGTCCACCGGGGGCAAAATCAGATGGAGGGCCGCCCTGTACAGAGAATGACAGATCGGCAGGTGGAATGGTCCCCACTGGCATCTGTGACACTGGTGGAGCTATAGGTGTTCCACCTCCAAGGATGGGATTGGTTTTACCACCGAGCATACCATCAGATGGCGGCCAGCTGCCTGTCGCTTCGGAGGGTGATATAGGCGTCCCGCGCCCTTTCTTTCCACTCGTTGAGGTTGCCGGTGGTATAACATCGCCAAAATCAACGGGGGTGTTCGATACCAATGGTGGTCCCCACTGTCCACCGGGGGCAAAGTCAGATGCGGGACCACCCTGTACAGCGAATGATTGATCCGGATACCCCAGCGTCGTTATCGGTAGTTCACGTTTACCACTCAATGGTGGACTCGGACCCCATTGTCCACCGGGAGCAAAATCAGACGGAGGGCCACCTTGCCCGATAAATGACATGGGTGATATGCCCATTACATTCCCTATACCTCCCGGAATTCCGGGGAATGGCCATGTCCCTCCCGGCATATCGGGGGATGGCAATGTTGGTACAGGTATTTGAGGTATTGGTGCAGGTACCTGTGGTGCAGGTACTGGTGTAGTTGGTACCGGTGCCTGTGGTGGTCCTATCCACGAAACCCCACCCCCTTCATATCCCGGATTTTCGATTGTATCCGGTGGTACCCAGTCAGGTGGCGGCTCCCATTCCGGGTTTTCTTCAAGCCAGTCGTTTGTTGGTACTTGTGTTGGTGGCCCCTGTGGGTTCTCATATTCTTGGCTTTGGTCTTCGGGCCAAGGATTCGGCCAAGGTATTTCCGATGGTGGAGCAGGCGCAGGCGCAGGCGCAGGAGCAGGCGCTGGAGCAGGAGCAGGCGCTGGAGCAGGAGCAGGAGCAGGAGCAGGAGCAGGCATAGGAGTCGGATAATAAGGTGTAGCCCAACGACCACGCCCAATGACATCACCAATACCACGCACACCCCATGGGGTGAATGGCTCCATTGAATATTGCCACGATGGCGACTCGTATGAGTATGTTGGTGTTGGCATATATATATCATCAGTAGGCGTTTCATCTGTCGTGTCTGATGCACCCCCTATATCTAATTCACCCCATTGATCCAACAGATTTTGAAGGTTAACACCGGGTAAATTACCAACTAAACCAACTGAAAACTGATCAGGATTAGCCGATACCCCCCCTATATTCAATCCTCCCCCAAAGCCAATGCTGGCTAAATATGATGCTATATCTCCATACTGACTAGGTGTCGCCGGTATAGACGCATTAGGATCAGCTGGTGCCTGTGTTGGTGGAGTGCCCTGTGCCGCTAACCAAGCGGATCTAAATTCATCACTAACAGCGCTTCCGGGAACGGAGATTGGGGAATTCCCAGCGACTCCCCCCCAACTGCCATAATAAGTATCTGTCTCTGGGTCATATCGATCAAAGACCCTAGTGCCTTGCGAAATTCTTCCGTCGCCTGAAGCCCAATCACCTCCATACATGTCAGGCAATTCTGGAGCCGGTGCTGGAGCCGGATCAGGAGATGGCACACGTCGTGTCGGGAATTGCCCAAAAATGTCCTCGGGACTACCAGAATCAGGTACCGGTGCTGGATCAGGTACGGGCACTGGAGCAGGAGCAGGCACTGGATCAGGTACCGGCACTGGATCAGGTTGCGGCCCATAAGAGCCATCCGAATTCGGGAAATCATAAATTACATCATCCGGTAACTCAAAATCTGGTATTTCTGATTCAGGTATCTGTGGTGTAGGTATCACCGGTCCTGCGAAGCTGGCCACCGGCCCTAGCGCATCAAGCCGCGCACTAATATCGCTTAATTGCTGGCCATACCCACCTAACTGTTCACCAAACCCACCCAGTTGTTGTCCATAACCACCTAGCTGAGTTCCGAATCCTCCAAGCTGAGTTCCAAACTGTTGACCATAACCACCTAACTGTTCACCGAATCCTCCTAGTTGTTGACCGAACCCGCCGAACTGTTCACCAAACTGTTGACCATAACCACCTAACTGTTCACCGAACCCACCCAGTTGCTGACCGAACCCACCAAACTGTTCGCCAAAGCCTGTTTGACCTGATTGCACTGCCTGTTGTATCTGATTTCCTATCTGATCTTGTATCTGTACTGGAACAGCTCCTCCCTTACCACCACCTCCGACTGGAAAGGCAGCAATTTGAGAACTAATGTCGCCTAACTGTTGTTCAAACCCACCTAGCTGTTCACCGAAACCACCAAGCTGAGTACCTAACTGTTGACCGTACCCTCCAAGTTGCTCACCAAAGCCCCCAAGCTGGCCACCAAAACCTCCTATCTGATCTTGTATCTCTACTGGAACAGCCCCTCCCTTACCACCACCTCCGACTGGAAAGGCAGCAATTTGAGAACTGATATCTCCCAGCTGTTGTTCAAATCCACCTAATTGCTGTCCATAACCTCCAAGCTGTTCACCGAATCCACCTAACTGCTGGCCATAACCACCCAATTGGTCACCAAAACCTCCCAATTGGTAATCCATCTGTGTCCCATAACCACCTAACTGTTCACCAAATCCTCCAAGCTGAGTACCCAACTGCTGACCGTACCCACCTAACTGAGTCCCAAACCCTCCTAACTGCCCACCAAATCCTCCTAGTTGCTCGCCAAGTTGTTGACCATAGCCACCAAGCTGAGTCCCAAATCCACCAAGTTGTTGACCATAGCCACCAAGCTGACCACCAAATCCTCCTAATTGCTCTCCTAACTGCTGGCCATAGCCACCAAGCTGAGTCCCAAATCCACCTAACTGTTGGCCATAACCGCCCAATTGGTCACCAATTTGTTGACCATACCCTCCTAATTGCCCTCCTAACTGATCTGCATAACCCACCGCCCACGAAGGGGGATTAACGGCGATGGGTTCGGTGGGGTTTCCAGTTACCGGCGAGATGGGTATTGGCTCTGTCGAGCCTTTACCTGTACTCGGTGTGATCGCTCCTCCCGTCTGAAATCGCCTAAACTGCCTTGGCTGCCGAAAGGGTCTATATCCTTGCCGCTGTTGGGGTTGTGGCATCCCTCTGGGTGCTCCATACGAAGAACGATTTACTGGCGTCCAGCCTTTGCTGCCTCTCGATCTTTGGGGTTGTGGCATCCCTCTGGGTGGATTTACTGGCGTCCAGCCTTTACCGCCTCTCGATCTTTGGGGCTGTGGAATCCCTCTGTTCGGTGGCATCATAGAATCAATCGGGCCTCCATAGTGAAACTGTCTAGGTTCTATCGAGCCTCCTCTCATATAACGTGCAGCGCCCGCCAGACCCTCTGGTTCCATTAATTCGTATTCAAATGGACTGTTAAAGTAGTCCCATTCAGGATCGACTCCAGCAACATACCCCGGTGGCGCAGCTTGGAAGCCCCTATCCAACGGCCTAGCCTCCTGATAGAAGTCGTCCTCGTCGCGTTTAATTGAACGCACACTTCCCGGCTCCCATGACTGGCCCTCACCAACCATAGCGCCAATACCGCCTTGTAGAAGCCTCTCACCCATACCGGGAATTGTTGATGGAACCATTGCTTGCCCACCCCCGATAAAGGGGGTGGAGCGCATCGCGTTGAGCGTTGTTGATGCGTCTGGAGTCTGCCCTATCCAAGCGGCGGCTTCACCGGCAGCAGAACCAGAAGGAATCAGGGTATCCCCTACACCACTTCTTAGCTGATTGAAGCCACCTGTTTTAAGAACTTCTGCCCCTGTAGGAACCCCAGTGCTTACGGCTTCCGTCACGCCTTTGGTTGCGGCTTCCGTCACGCCTGCCGTGCCTGCTTCCGTCAAGCCTGACATCATGCCCTTTGCCATACCCCCAACAAGACCGCTGGTTAAGCCAGCAGTAATACCTTTGCCCAAGTCGCCCGTTTCAGCAAAGGTGCCAAGTCCCGAGCCTATAGCGCCAGCAATCATTGGATTAGCAAGAAAACCAAGCCCTGTCGCTGCGGCCATTGACGGGCCAGCCGCACTCATAATGAGTGGCAGTAACATCTGGAGAAAGGCTTCGGGCTGACCAGTCTGCGGGTTAATAGTTAACGAACCAGTCGGAGATAATGCAGCTAGACCCTGCACTTCTGCTGGATTCATATGCACTAGCATGCTATCGCCATAGCGCCCTTGGTCAGCAAGGTTCTGAGCCATTGGCTGCATTGGATGAGCAGGACCTCTAGCCTGCATACCTCCATTCATACCACGCCTCGACTCACGAGTTAATAATTGAGGCAATTGTCCCATTAGATTATTTTCTCCTGTTTGATAACCAACCGATCCACCTCTGGCCAATGATATTGGCATACCTTCTGGGTTCTGTTTTTTCTTTTTATTCTCTAAATACTCGAACAGATCACCCTCAAACTCTGGCTCATACATTCCTGTCCATTCACTTACAGGAACCCCCAACTCTTCACCAAGTGGCATATTTACCATTGGTTCACCAGTCCGCGTTAGGTTTTGATAAGTTACATGAGGAAGTGCCGCGACAGGATTCCACCACTCTGCTGTTCCCGCATCACTTAAACCGGGACCACCACCTCCAATATTTAATGTATCAAGTATTCCCATAATCTACTCTCTGCGTTTAAACGCTATGATACCTCAAGGATCGACACAAACACGTCAAAATAATCGGCGGTTGCTGCCGTCATCTTCAGAATATCGCTTTCGTCCAGCACGATCACCTCACCATTTTGTAAAAACGCTTTCCGCGTTACCGCAGCTACCGTTGCCTTATCAAAGATTGTAGTTGCCGATGCTGATGTGTCTGTCACCTGTACTGTTAGTGCCGCCGCATTCGATGCGTTTGTGTTATAAACGCTTACCGTTTTTACAATAGCCACTTTAGCTGTCGGTACGGTGTATATCGACGTTGCCGTAGTAGCCGATAAAGACGTAATCGCATTAACATAGTTATTTGCCATTACGCTAAAAACCAATCCATCGCTTCAACCGGGTCAGAGGTTTCACGCGATGTTTGTATTGTCGCAAAGTTTAAACGCAATTGATTGATCAATCTTCTCATATAATTAGGATCGTATTCTTCCTTTGGAAGCTCCAAAGGAATACGAAAGCCTGCGTCCGTATCACTCATCGCCTTCCATCCTGTCGTACATCGAGACGAACATCACCTAAACGCCACCCATTGGCCACGTCTGAATTCTCGACTCTCACCCGCATCTGACGCCCTCTAGCACGCACATGCGTCATTTCCGTAGTAGACCCTACACTTGCCGTACTCGCCGTCACCAGCGTACCAGCGCCGCTAGATCGTGTCTTTAAGCTATATGTCACTGTCGGACTCTCTGCCGTACCAACAAATAGGATGTCTGGTAAAAGCCTGCGAATAAAAGCAAAATGATCGCCGTCATCGACATCAAAATCTGCCGTCTCGACATAAGCTGCCATCGCAGCGCCATCATTGTCATAGCCGACTTCATGGCTATATATATAGGTATCTGCCGAAGCAATCGGGGTGTCTGTCGATGTCCCCGCATCCAGCCACGAGGTACGTACCAATTGTCCTATTGACCAATTGTTCTCTAAATAATTGTACATAACATACCGGTCAATCTCGTCGGACGAACTGGAGCAGTAAAACCACATGACCTCATTGAAGTTAGCATTACGTGTTGCAAATACCTTATAGGCTTGTTTTTGATTGAAATCATCAAAGACATAGGCCCGCACAGTACAAGGCATTGTCTGAATACTTCCGCTGTAGATATAGAAGTTGTTCATATCCATGAAATAGACAACGTTGTTGGCATTAATTGCAGCATTAGGCGACACAATGCTGACCCCTTCAACAATAAGATCCACACCAAATATCAATGGTGCGCCGATAAAGCGCATGCTATAGATAGAAGTATCAGTCCAGATGATGATTTCCTGACGAGTACGCAGGGCACTAATAATCTGCGATCCAGAAGACAAGCGAATATCTCCGGAAGTATTTGTTGTGGTTGGCACCCAATCAGCTGCATCGGCCTGATCTGACCAGCGAACTTGCAAATGATCCGCTGTACTACTGCCATATGCATTACAACCAAACGCAATCAAGTGCCGATCCTTTTCTGAAACAAGTGCCATCAAGGCTGACGAAGGAGGACTTGCCGCTCCCGATAAAGCGGATAAAGCAACAGCTCGTGTGCTGACGCCCGCACTTTTGTCCCAGTAATACACAGCACCCAACCGAGGACTGGCAACTAAATCCTCACCAAAGTTATCTAATGTCCATAGGCGTAACTGAGAAACAAACCCTGTTGTATTTTCTCCCCAAGCAGATTCGCCAAAGTAACCCGACCCCCACCCAATGCCATCTACATAAACATCAAGACCAATATTGATCTGATAGGCTCCAACAACGCTAGAGCCACCATTACCAGAGTCACTACTATTAGCTAATACCTCGTCGCCGGAAGTATCTTTTGCCTCGATAGTATAAACATTATCACTGGTAATACTGGTTATCTCATATTCTTGGTTAAGAACAGCGGCGGTGATATTACCGCCCAAAGTGGCGGCCCCACTAAAGGTGACGTAATCACCTTTAACTGCACCATGCGATGTGTCGGTTACATTAAGTGTTGCATCATCATTAGCAACCTTGGCAAAGGTAACATCCCCAGCAGATGTGGTTACCCTTATCGGAGTAATGTCGTTGTAAGTATCCCCCTGCAAGACATATAGTTTTTTATGTGTGCCAATAGCTATTAACTTATCTGTGTTAAGCGCAACCCATTGGTGCATCTTTCTGGATGTCCCAATAAACGTATTGGTATTGAGCTTTTCCCAACCACCTATTTTTTCAGGACGACCAGACCTGAAACGAACAAAGTTGGCATCATACCAACCGCCTTCGTTGCTATATGCCGTTCCTTCTCTATTGATTCCCGGCTTAAAGTTATAGCGAGTTAGTGGCATTTGATGTTTAAACGCTCTTGGCTTTTTCTATCGGCACATCTTTTGTGGTGTACGCTTCATTCACGCTTTTAGTGGTTAGATCGTCACCTACGAAACGACCATCGTCGTCACGTGCTCTGACTCTAACCTCTTCAACGCCACGGAACACCCGCTTAAACCAACGTCTAACTCCCATTAGCACTCTCCTCTATCTGTAACAGAACAACGCATTGCTGAAACGCAAGCTGGGCAGTCTCAATCTTATTTGCCAACTCATTAAGTTGAGCCTGAGAAACATTAATTTCCTGCTGTAACTGCGCCTGCTTGGCCTGTAGGCGCTCTATATTCGGAGAAACCTCAGCCGCATCTGGAAATGGGATCTCAACCACTTCGGGGAGAGGAAGCTCTATCTCCTCTAACTGTTCTTCTTCTTTAATGAGGTCTTCTTCTGCCATCTTCTTCCACCTTCCATACATTAAGATTTGCCGCCACAGTACGGCGTTCGCCTTCACCCTCAAATGGATACACCATATGCTGTAGCCAACTTGGGAACATTAAAAACTTACCTACTTCGGGCTTTATTACAAAGCTTTGAGGAGGTCGTAGTCGCTCTACATCAATCAATGAATTAATGCCGTAGTTAAACGCAAGACAACCGTCGCTATTCCCTGAAGCACCATACAGGCTATACTCAGGACTTCCTGCTGTTGGTTGATCTAGTATCTGCGGAGGCACCTTAGTCCACGATGTACAGGAAATTCCCATAATCGTCTTAGTGCCATGATCGTGGATGGGGTTATAGTCCCGCTCATAGCTATGTACGGACCATAATTCATCGATACCAACCTGACGATCACCAAGATCATTGCCAGTATTTTTAAAATTTTTCAAATATTCAGTCGCAAGCATTCCAGTCATCTGGCAATAGTCCGTTAGCCTTGGATCGTTATGATCCATAGTTAATTGCTGCCCATGCCCAATCTGCCCTACTAAGGTTCCAGCATGGGAGATGCGGTCCTCCTGCTCCATCAGATCATCCAAATATGTATTCAGCCCCGATACTATTGCGTCAGGTATCTGTGCTTCCAGCAGGAAAACCGCCGGGAGCGTATGTACCTGATATTCCTGTTCCATTAGGATGGAATAGGATAGTTATCGTTAGGCGTCGGGAGCACCGGTGGATTAGTAATTACGGAATCCACTTGACTCGCAAATACAACATCCCAATGCGCTACTGGGCACAGCGCTACAATTTGAGCTTTGGTCCATGAGTTTTGAGCCTTCGGAGTAAAAATCACATTACCATCAGAGTCGGTGGCATTTACATGCGTTGAGAATTCAGACTTGTAGTACGTCGCATCTCCTTCCGAGTCGTTCTCATAGGTATAAGTTAAGTCCCATTCTTGGACTTTGCTACTCTTGTTATAAGGGATAGCTGTCGTCAGATTTTTAGTCACTGCCATTAGTTTTGCTCCTTTTTAAGTGTTTCAATTTCAGCAGAAAGTTCTTGAATTGCATTTACCAGCATCGGTACAAACTTGCTGTATTTAAGGCCGTACATCTGGCCGTCTTCACTAAGACTGGAGATTAGATTTTTCTTATCTGATTTGCCAAAGCCTAGCTGCTCCTCTAAAGAATTCACATCCTGTGCAAGAAAGCCCACATCCAGCTGATCTTTCTTATAGGTACCGTCAGGGTGAGTATCACTCTCATCGCCATAAAGACTACGCTGATCCCAACGGTAAGTTTTTGGTTGTAGTTGATTGATGAACTCTAAACCGACATCTAAATCTTTTACGTCAGTTTTATCCCGTGCGTCAGAGGCAACTGTCCAATCCACTTGAATGTGTGCCTCAGTAATGTTTTCGTCACCCAATACTATTTCATTACTACCTGTGGTTATAGCACCGCCGGGGCTTCCTGATTTACCTGCTTGATATCCAAGAAACAGGTTGTTGGAGCCTGTGGTTACACTTAAACCTGCGTCAAAACCAAGTGCTGTATTATTAGCACCCGTACTATTTGCGGTCAAAGAGTCTTTACCTACTGCTGTATTACCAGCACCTGTGGTATTAGCGTCTAGTGATGTGGCACCTACGGCAGTATTATTAGCTGCTGTATTAGCGGTTAGCGCCTCATTACCTAGTGCAGTATTATCATGCTGAGTGGTTGTAGCCGCTATAGCACCCTGACCAATACCTACATTACGTGCACCGCTAGAAACATTTTGCATTGCATAGCGGCCAATACCGATGTTGTAGTTGCCTGATACATCTCCAGTGTTCATAGACCCATAACCGATGGCAATAAATTTACCACCTGCTGTACTGGCTGCTCCTGCCTGCCAACCAATTGCTACGTTTTCATCCCCAGTAGTATTTGAATCAAGAGCTTCGTAGCCAATTGCTACATTATGATCGCCTGTTGTAATTGCAACACCAGAGTTGTAGCCAAGCGCTGTGTTATTAACGCCTGTAGTATTTGCCGATAAAGAGCTTTTACCTACTGCTGTATTACCAGCACCCGTGGTATTAGCATCTAGTGATGCGGAACCCACGGCAGTATTATTGGCGGCTACATTTAACAATAACGCATTATGACCTACCGCAGTGTTATTGCTGGTGGTCGCATTGGTATAAAGTGCTGAGTAACCTAGCGCCGTATTATTATTACCCGTCGTCTGGCTCAGTCCAGCGCTGAAGCCCACTGCTGTAATACTCCCCGCAGTATTTGCGGTTAGAGCTTGATAGCCTATTGCGGTATTACCAGCAGTCGTCGTAACTGCATCAAGAGCTTGATAACCAACTGCTACATTATTACTACCAGTAGTAGCTTCTAGGAGTGCATAAGCCCCTACTGCTGTATTGCTTTGTCCCGATGAAGTTTCATAACTAGCGTGATACCCTACTGCGACGTTGGATGATGAAGTAGCGTCTATCAAAGCTGACTCACCAATAGCTACATTATAGGCTCCCGTTTCATTAGTATATAAAGCACTTTGACCAATAGCTACATTAGAGTTAGCAGTAGTATTGTTAGCTAATGCGCCTCTTCCAACCGCTATATTTTGAGTGCCCGTAGTATTGTTATACAAGGCTTCTCGACCAACAGCTACATTACTATCTGCGGTAGTATTTGCAGCTAAGGCCGAGATTCCAATCGCTACATTGCTGGCACCAGTAGAGTTCGCCCCGAGAGAGTTATATCCAACGGCTGTATTACTAGCACCTGTAGTATTAGCATCTAGCGATGAATAACCCACCGCTGTATTGCTATCCCCCAGATTGAGTTTGAGAGCATATTTGCCTACAGCCGTGTTCTGGCTACCCGATTCATTTTCCATCAGGGATTCATGACCGATAGCCGTATTATGTGCGCCTGAAGTATTATCTCTAAGCGCCCTAAATCCGACTGCTGTCAGTGCGCCTGCTGTTGAAACCGAACTAAGCGCGCTCGCACCAAGAGCAACGCTTTCTGATGCTGTAGTATTAGCCGATAAAGAAGCTTTACCTACCGCTGTATTATTAGTGCCTGTAGTATTTGCATCTAGTGATTGCATACCTACTGCGGTATTAACCCCTGTCGTATTGACAGTTAAAGCATTATATCCCAGCGCGGTGCTGCCACTGCCTGTAGTATTTGCATTTAATGCCCCATAACCAAGAGCCGTCAACTCACCGCCCGTAGTATTTGTTGATAATACATTGGAACCAACTGCTGTATTAGCTGCACCTGTGCTATTTGCAACGAGGGCTTGATAACCAACGCCAACGTTAGCAGTACCTGAACTATTAGCTTTAAGCGCTTGATAACCAATAGCAGTTAAATTACTAACTGTAGTAATTGTATCGAGAGCTTCGTGACCAATGGCTATGTTGTAACTACCCGTGGTTCTATTTTGCATAGAACGCATTCCTAGGGATATATTACTACTGCCTGTAGTAGCATCCTTTTGTGACTCGTAACCAATGGCTACATTATATTGCCCGGATGTATTGTCTTTAAGCGCCTGATACGAGATTGCAACGTTATTTGAGCCTCCAGCATTGTTATACAGCGCGGATTGACCAATGGCAGTATTATAATTCCCTGTGTTGAGGTATAGCGCGCCGTCACCTATACCAACATTACCAGCACCCGAGACGTTCGTTATTAATGCATTTGTCCCTAAAGCTGTATTACTAGCACCAGTAGTATTTGCCGATAAAGAGCTATAACCAACTGCCGTGTTATTAGCGCCTGTAGTATTAGCGTCTAGGGCTTGATAACCAACGCCAACGTTAGCAGTACCTGAAGTATTAGCAGTAAGAGCTTGGTAACCTACGGCTGTTAGACCGCTTACTGTTGTAATTGCATCTAGAGCTTGCTTACCAACTGCTACATTGTTACTGCCTGTAGTATTAGCATTCAAAGCAGAATAACCAAGAGCAGAATTGGACCCGCCCGTAGTATTTGAAATCATCACGTCACCACCAACTCCTGTATTAGTAGCACCTGTACTGGTCACCAGTAGTGCATAAGCACCTACCCCAGTATTGTTGGCAGCAGTATTTTCACGTAGCGCTTGGTAGCCTATAGCCGTATTGTAACTAGATGTACTATTCGTCGATAAAGCCTTACTGCCGAGCGCAGTATTGGACCCACCCGTAGTTATAGAATCACCCGCAATGTTTCCAATCAGGGTGTTATGAGTTCCAGTGCTGACTGCTACACCAGCTTGATAACCAAGTGCACTGTTATCGTTACCGGTGGCTACTTTAAGTGCTTCAAATCCAACTGCTGTTGCAGTTGTACCTGTAGACATTGTGAGCAACGCAGATGAGCCTACAGCAGTGTGACCACTTGCCGTGGTAACGGCCCCACCCGCGTTATCTCCGACAAAAGTATTATCAGCTCCGGTGGTAACAGCATCACCAGCAGCATTGCCCACCAAAGTATTTTCAGTACCCGTGCTAACAGCCACACCTGACTGATAGCCCACCGCCGTATTGTTATTGCCCGTGGCAACCTTCAGCGCCTCAAATCCAACCGCAGTACCCGTAGTACCTGTGGACATTGTGAGCAACGCAGATGAACCTACTGCCGTATGGCCAGAAGCCGTAGTGACAGCCCCTCCGGCATTATCACCAACGAAAGTATTGTCAGCGCCCGTAGTTACAGCGTCACCAGCAGCAGCTCCGACAGATACATTATCTACCCCGGTAGTGGCAGCAGTAAGCGCCTGATAACCAACCGCTACGTTACCAGCATCTGCGCCAGCATTTAATGTTGCTAATGCAGCTGATCCAACCGCTACATTTTGTCCGTTTCCATCTTCTGTTGCTAACGCTCCAGAACCAACTGCTGTATTGTCGCCACCCGTTGTTATGGCACCACCCGCATTATCTCCAATCAGGGTGTTATCTGAACCTGTTGTCACTGCGTCACCAGCCGAATCACCAACCGCAACATTATCTGTACCGGAAGTATTCGCAGTTAAAGCAGACGTACCGACAGCCACGTTATTACTTGCAGTTGTGGCAACCAGTAAAGCACCGGAACCAATAGCTACATTAGATCCACCCGTAGTTATAGCGCCTGCTGCATTGTCCCCTACTGCCGTGTTATCAGTACCCGTAGTCACTGCATCCAGCGCATTCTCACCGATAGCAACGTTATCCGTGCCGGTGGTGAGGGCCACACCCATCGCACCTGATCCAAGAGCGATATTGCCGGTGCCGCCTAAGACATCAAGCACATCCGTAACCGCTGCACCTGATCCAGCCCCATCGGTTACAAGCATACGAATACCGCCAGACGGGATCACTACATTAGCCCCGGTACCTTGCGAAATCGTAACCGCATCGCCTGCGTTATTCTCAATGCACCAGACTTTAGACAATGTATTAGGCGCGAGCGTGACTGTGCAGGCTTGTGACAAGCTACCAGTCAACTTCATGTTCATCGCACGGGCAGCATCAGAAGCCCCGTCTGCTACTGTGATAGTTGCGGTAGACGCATCGGACAACGCTTCGCTGCCGACACTAAACGCCTCACCGATCAACTCTAAATTCGTGTTTGTAGTCGTTCCCCACGTACCTGATTCGTCGCCAGTTGCGATTTCTTTCAGTCGTAGATCATTTACATATGTCGCCATTTAAGTTACCTCTTCCCAATCTGGATCTTGTGCATCACTAATCGCTGACCAAGATACTGTTTGTGCTCCTGATATTTCGCTCCAATTAGGCGTTTGATCTGTCTCAACATAACGCCACAAACCACCCTGTACGGTACCAACCTCGCCAGTACCTGCAACACCCGTAATTTCAATCGAGTTTGCTTGACCCCAAGTACCCGATCCCCATGTGCCACGACTCCAACCTGTAACATTTGCCACAATCCTCTCACTAGGCTATGCGGATAACCGCATTGCTAGCATCCGCTGTCGGAAACACAATGGTAAAACTTCCAGTGACGCTGGTCTTATCACCACCGAAATCAAAAACCGCTACAGCCGGGTCGCCAGACGCTGAATCATTAAAGATCATACAGCCTCTGGCAGTAACCGTGCAGGTGCCAAAGGTTAAATCCGCAAAGTCCGCGAACGCTGTAGTCCCTGATGTGGTCGGATCGATCCGTGTTAACGCCGCACCCTTGGCCGTATAGTTCGTTCCTGTTGCCTCTTGAGCACTACTATATGCCGTAGTCGCAGCACTCATCGTGGCAGAACTGGTGTACAACGCCAAATTAAACGTAGAGCCACCTGAAAGTAAAAAATTGTGCTTGGCTTCCAGAAGCTCTTTCTTAAAACTTGTACACATTGCTTGGGTGATTGCCATCAAAGCCTCCTAATAATCTCGGCCATATCACCGTGGCCCTGTTTTTCAAGTAGATTACATATCGTACACATATGACTCTCGATAGCCTTGTGCATGTAATCCGCAAGCAGCACTTCTACACGCTCCTTAAACGCATGCGCCTGCTGCCGAAGGGGTTCAGGGGCCGTATTACTAATCCCCACAATCCTGTTCACCGCCATCTTAGCCCATTCTTCCGGGGTATGGCCGCGATGATTAGTCGTCTCTACCCCAAGATTTCCAACCGACGCATCTAACTCAACTTGGAACATCAGTAACTCGTTGGCTCGACAGGCTTCACGCCTGCCTGTTTTGCTGGCTTAACATTATCCTCACGTCCATGAATCGATACGACCACCTCTTCTTCCTGCTCAATATTAGAAAAGGATGTTACCTTGAGCTTGCCTTCTTCGGCATATACGACTGGAGGATTCTCTAAACGATGATACCCATACAACTTATCCTTCTCAGTAACGTTTGTATCTAAGAGTGGAGAACCCGGTGCTACGGCAATATCCATCCCTGTCGCAAGGCAACGTGCCAGCCAGAACTCACAACACGCTCGACCTAACTCACCAAAGTGCATATTGGTGCTATAGGTAAAGTCTGCCCCAAATACATTAAGACGCTTAACCCTTTTCCACAAAGCAAAGGCAATCGCATAGGAGATGGTGTTATTAAAATAACCACACCCTAATTCTCCGACAATCTCTTTTAAGGGATACAACGTAATTGCCGGAACCCGATCATCTAATTCGCAAGAATATACCGGACATGTCAGCGCTGGCAGCGTCTTCCGCATAACTTCCGTTTGACCACCCGCATCATCGCTATCAAAGAATCGTGAGGCAGGGTCCATCATGAAGACACGATCCGCATCAACTACAGCACACATCGAATTAATTGCCCATACCTCGTCATACTCTTCGCTGTGTGTGATAGAGAGATGATAGTCCAACTGGCTATGACCAAGCCCTAACAGGGCAATATTTTTGCCTTCTAAGTCAGACATTAGCTAACCTTAATCCTCAACTGACCATCCCGATACGCATCTGTACGATCATAGCCGTCACCTTCCATCTTCAATGCCTCAACTGATGTTTCAAATTGCTTTGCATAAGATTGCACTACATCCGGTTCACCCTTCATAAAGATGTAGGCTTGAAGCAATGAGCCATACAAAAGAGCATCCTCTGCATTTGTACCAAGCCAGCTAGTACCAGAACTAGCCGCCGTAATCGACTCCGGCTTATAAAAGTAATGCAACTCCGAGGTATAGTTAGAACCCGGCGTAGGTCCAATAATGAATGTATCGTCATCAAATAAGGCGTAATACTTAGGCACACCCGTTGTTGCCGGATTCGGATACACCTCACGAATGTAGTTAACATCCTTATTGATCAGATACTCATGACTGCTGCTATTAATAATCGCCAATGAATAGGGACGCAGGAAGTCATTTGGAGCCGATAGATAAGCATTGGAGGCAGTCATCGTACCCGTTACGTTCTTACGAAAGACAGGCAGCTGAACTGCACGCAGGATCGTCACTTCGGCCTGTTGGATAAATACAGCAATATTGTTAGAGAACGTCGTCTCCGTATTCTCGGTATAGTCCTTAATAGCCTGCGTCAATGTGGTGTAATTCCAAGCCATCAGCTTATTGTCACCTTAATAAAACCAACCTCACCGCGCATATCCAAACCTACTGTGCGGCTTCCAAAAGCGGTTACGCCACCACCGATAGGATCCCACGCAGAAAGCCTACGACTCTCGTTCAGCGCAGTGTCAGGCCGTGGATTGCGTAATGCTTGTGGGTCTGTGGTATGCATCCGGCCCAGCTGCAATTGCGGCTGATCTTTATCCAATACATCCCTACCCACCCGAAATCCGGTGGGATAACCACCCTTGATTTGAGGCACGAGATCCTTCAACTTGTAACGAAAGCCTGTTCGATCACAAAAGCCGAAGGCATATTTACCCCTAGTATAGCTAGTCAATCGTAGCCTCCCGGCACCATAAATAATGATGCTTTCTCTCGATCTGCCTCAGAGGCAAGTTGCCACTGCTCATCATAGATTTGCTTTAATAAGGTGGCACGATTAGTTGCCTCCGGGCTTTTAAGGCTTATCTGATAAGCAAGACCAGCCACCATGCAGGGTAAATAGCGGGCCGGGATATCAACGTTATTCGTTCCCGGAGAACCACTATCTTCAATGCGCTGCAAATAATAATAGATAAGAGTATATGTCTGGGCATCATCAGGAACAGGCCACAGGTTAATGGCTATTGCCCCCGGATCACGCTCGATCCAATACTGCAAAGGCTTACTTTGCTCCAGCTTATTGGTCAGATGTGCATACTGACTAATAGAAATGCGAGTCATCATCTGATCCGATTGATTCGATGTACTACCCGAATCAGTACGAATAAATGCTTCCACCACATCCAGTTCGTCACTATCTAAAGCATAGCGAGCCGTCCCAGCAGTAATAGCTTGGGTTCCTTCTTGGATCGTCCAGAGATTTAATCCCCGGTTCTGCCATTCAAGAAACATTAAATCAAGACTACGACGAGCCGTGCGGTAGTCGTAGCCGGAACGAGCCTCTAATCCAGCACGTTCAAACGCCTCTTCAACAATATCGCCAAGATCAAGATTGAAAGTATAGGTGCCGCTGGTTGCCATCTAGGCTCACGCGTCTCCCTTATCCTTCGCCTTACCGAAGTTCAGGGCTATAAAATCAATGATCTTGTAGGCCCATGCCACGGCTTGATCATCTTTCGGCGTGGGTGTTACCGCTGCAATGGCTGAACATGCTGTCACCGCTGCGGTTGCGTACATCAGAATTGATGCAATATCCATGGTTTCCTCCTATGGATTAATGGTAGAGGGGTTGTGTTTAATTATCCCCCCACTTTTGTACTTTTTATCAATCAACTGATTGATAGAGCCACCACCGGCCATCTTTTTACGCCGAGAAGTACCCGGATTTTTTGGCCGCTTTGGTCCGGGAACATGCCTCGGAGGCTGATCTGAAGGGAATCCGGGCGTAGTTCTTGGTGGTGACCTTCTGGGCGGATCTGAAGGAAAGCCGGGATTAGTGTTTCTCGGCGGCTTCTTTTTAGGCGGCCTTGTAGGAAAGCCGGGGGTAGTATTTCTCGGTGGTTTTCCTCTTTTATGGCCAGTAGGCGGTTTAGGCGCTCTGAAATCTCTACGTGCTTTGCGCCTGCTCCTTCGGGTATCTTTGGGCATTTCGCCTCCTTCTAAGGGTTAATGGTAGAGGGATTGTGCTTAATCCTTCCACCATGTTTATATTTTCTATCAATCAACTGATTCACAGAACCGCCCCAAACTGATTGCGTGGGAGGGGGCGGAATTCTTAAGGCGGGAGGGGGCGCTTTCTTACGGTTAGACCCTGACGGTGTTTGACTCCTATCCTGTGTAAGAAAGCCCACACTGGGCAAACGCCTCGCATTGGGATGATAAAACGTGGGAATAGAGCGAGGATGACCTGAGCGCCCTGCTGCCATTGCCGAACGAGGACCTCCCCTACTACCACGAGGACGGCGACGTGAGGGTGTACGGCGCGGCGTTACCGCTCCACCACCTTGATATTTCTTCACCTTACTCTTCTTCGGCTTAGTTGATTTACTATCATAGTAACTAGGCATTTTGCCTCCTTGTTTACGCTGTTCGCTGAGAGCAATGGCTATCGCTTGCTTGCGATTCTTAACCTTACCACCGGAGCCAGACTTTAGTTTACCGCGTTTAAACTCTCTCATGACGATACTTGCTTTATCTTTCGCCATGTTTAAACGCTTTTTACGCCTCCATATACTGTTTAAACGTTATGCCGCAACACCTGCGTCTTCTGCAAAAGAGCGTGCCAGTTGCAGGATCGCGTGGGGCGACATCATTAAAAACTGATTAGCGTTAATCGTATGAACTGCAACCACTGTACCTGTTGTTTGCAGAACGACTTCATGATTATCGACATCCAGAGATATTGTGACCGGCACTCCAGTCAACGGGCGACTCAGTTCAAACAAGCAGTCGATAATATGGTTTTCTAATTGCCTATTCATTATTCAGCTTATCTACCTTCTCTCGATTGGCCAGATGAATCTGGCGTATATCATCTTTCGAGTTCCCAAAATACGGAGCCGCATGCCCTACCTCACACATGATATCGTTAATGCAATTGCCATCACTATCCATAAGCTGCCCAAGTATCCGGCCAAACTTACCACGTCCGTCTTTATAGGTCTGAATGGTTATGGAATCCCCGGCCTCCTGAATAGAACCCTGTAAAAACGCCTTACTCAGCAATCCGTACTTCTTCTCTTCTAAGTCACGGGTACGACTTTCGGGTGTATCAATACCGTACAAACGAATGCGCTGCTTGGTAAGCACCACGGAAAATCCCAAATCGATATCACAATCGACGGTATCTCCATCAATCACTCGCGTTATTGTTGCCCGGTACTGATACATCACGATGCCATAAAGGGAGAGAAAAGACTCAAGACAGCCATACCAATGATGGTGGCATACAGCCCCATCACCCAGCGATCCAGTTTGTCAAAGCGATCCGAGCCATCATCCAGCCTCCGTAGGATAGAATCATAGCGCAACGCACATTCTCGTTCATGTGCATTCAATTCCATAGCAACCTCTGATGCGGTCTTTTCTGCCATGGATTACTTTTTCGCTCTCGGTGCCTTCTTGGCTGGCGCTTTCTTAGCCGGGGCCAGCACCTTCATGGCTGCCTCCGCCTCTTTCTTGGTCATCAGCTCACCCACAACGACGACATCTTCGCCATCAATCGTGGTTACTACCTGATAAACCGGCTCACCACTTGGGATGCGCTCACCATTCTGGACTACCTTGTACTTTGCCATGTCTTATCCTGCCCATACCACAGTTACAAAAGAAACATTCGTTACATCACAATACACTCGATCCGAAAAACGAATGCCGTTCTCAGGGAACCATACCTGATCTGTCGCCGTCGCTGACGCAGGCGTATCAATCGTCACCAGCGTTGATCCGCCGGAACCATTCTTTAACGCGATAGTCCCAGCGGAACCAGAAGCCACGTAATACACGGCTTTAACCCGTGCTGGTTGGGCTTTCCCTGATGTACCCGTGATATAGCCATCGGCGCTTACCCGAGTTGTGTGAACATCAGACTGCATATCACTACTCCTTGTTATTCAAATGGGGTAGCTAGGGTGCCGTCACCATGCAGATATGCTTCGCAATGCCAAACTGCCGCGCTGGTAGCGACCAGACGAATAATACCGCCCACAAGCCAACCTTGTGCCGCCGTCCCCAAATCAATGGTGTCGTCGTCACTGGCATCAGGGATGAAGGTGTTGTTGTCGGTTGCGGTGGCTGGATCAAAGATATAAGCAAAACCAGAGAACAAGTCACTGCTATTGTCTGTATTGATCTGGCCTGCGCCGGTAAAGGTGGTGCCAACAATGAACGTATAGTTCAAACCGGCAGCCGCCGTAGGTAGTGTTACCACAATACCCGCTGCTCTGTTCAGGGTATAAACCGTACCTGAGTCGGTTGATTCAACGCTTTTGGTCGCAGACGTAATGCTGCTGACGTTGGAATAAGCCGAGACATAACCCGTCGTGGTGATATTACCACTGGTGTCAATGTCTAAGTTGGTCGTGATAGCTCCGGTTCCAGCAGTTTTGCTGATCTGCTCGAAGCCACCCTCTGAACGGACTGGGCCGTTAAAAGTCGTGTTAGCCATGTAAGTCTCCTGTCTTGGCTAGTGTCTGCCAATGTTTCACATGAAACACTGACAGTCAGGATAAAAGGAAAAGGGGCAGTTTCCTACCCCCTTACCCACATCAGCTTGCGCCGGGTGATCCGTAGATTCCCAACGGGTCAGAAACACCGAAAGAATAACGTTCACGCGCTTTATAGCGCACGTTACCCGTATCGAAGTCGCCGTCCATACTGTTTTCCATTGCCGTTCTCTCGAACATTTTCAGGCCGTTTGGAACGTCTGTAACGAGAAACCAAGCATTGGTGTCCGTCAGGTAATGGTTTACCGAATACCCTTCCGGAATCGTACCGTTCGCTCGAATCGCATTGATGTCGTTGTCCGCTGTCGCTACACGTCCTTCGGACTCTAGGATGCGGGTTGCAACAAACATCAGATTCGGCGGGATAACCAGCTTACGCGGTCTGGCTGCTATCAGCAGTCCGCGTTCGTCAGTCCAGCCAGCAATTGCAATAACTGCCGCTTCCAGCGATGTCTCATTAAGATCCGCCGCTGTTGCAGGTCGATTATCGTTTTTGCCGCCAGTAACCAACGGGTGGCCATCACCACCAGTTACACCATCGCTAGACGCCGTGAACAGGTTAACCCCGTCCCCCGTCTGATAGCTATTGGTGAAACCGTTATTGAGCGGGTTTACAGCCTTCACCTGCTTGGTGTAAGCCATAGCACGAGCCAGCGCTTTGGTATAGCGAGCCGAGAGCGAGTCATAGAGGTTATCCTCCATAGCTTCTTCTGTGATCGCAAATCCCATAGCAATGGTTTCGTGGTTATACCGAGCCGTGAAAGCCTCTTGCGCTGCGTCATAACTGATCGCCGCACCTTCGTCCTTCACTGGAGCCGCCGCAAATCCAGAGAGTTTCACTTCTTCCTCGAAAGATCGATCCGAAGATTCCGTCTCGTAGATTGCTTTGTGCTCGTCCTCGTATTTCCCATACTCCAACCCAAACAAGGCATTCAAGCCGGGGAGGAGTTCTTTCAACATCTGTGCGCGTGAAATCGCCATGATCTATTCCTCCTTAAATACCTGTGGTATTGGTTAACTGATGCCCTACATTGAATTTCACAATGACATCAGTATAGGTATCGCCCACGGAACTCGTCGGGCCATCGACAAAATCGACAACCTTAACCGGGAACGTATTAGTGGTTGCTACCGTCGAACCGTCAAAAGCATTTTTGCTATTGCCGATAGACGTAGAACCTGCCGTCTGAACAACGGATGCATTCGCACCGAGAGCCGCTTGAGCAACGGTTTCATCACTCTGCATCTGAAACAGAACTTCCGGGTCTGTCACAACATAGGCCATTGCATCTGATGCTGCCATATCGGCGGGCCATTGTTGATTAAACGTCATCTGTTTCGATGTGGAATCGGTGTATTTGCATCCCATGAAAATCCCTATGGGTGTCAACGCTGCTGTACCGGCGTCTTTTTCGACCGTACCGGCAGTCACAAGTTTGACAAAATCCCCATAGAAGATCGCGGTGTCATACGCACTAGCAATCTTGATGTGCTGAACTTTTCCTGTATAGGAACCGCTTGCACTCGTCGTATTGATAGGGCGGGCACCGTAGGGGGCTGCTGTTGTAGCCATTTACATGTACCTCATCATAAATTTAGGTGTTACCGCGACCAAAGGTTACCCGCGTATTACGATCCGGACGCAACAAAGGCATCCTTGGATCATTCTCTCGCATGTAACTTTGATCAACGCTTTCCATTTGCTGCGCGGCCTTTTCTTCGTAATGACGCTGACGGGCTTCTGCAACTTCCTCGGGAGCCTTACATAAAAGTAATCCGCCCATTTCGACACAACCCGGAAATCGAGAATCATGATCTGGCATAATCTCTAACTCAGGATGATCTTCTGCCTTCACCGGCTCCCATCCTTCGCGGAATCGCATAGACACATTCGTATTATCGGCAGAGCCGATCATATTCGTGCGTATCCAGCGAAACGCATAACCCGGAATAGGGATTGGGTCTGGCAATACAGACGGTGGCTTCCAATTTTCAATACGCTCACTGGACTCTCTGTCTTCCAACGTGCGCGGGGTACGCTTTTCTTCACTCATAACAATGCCTCCTTAGCTGCATCTATTTGCATTTGTTTAGCATACTGCTGTGGAGTAATGCCCAGCCGCTTGGAAAGATCCACTTGGCTTTTGTTGAGCTTTACTTGGCGTCTTTGCTTGCCCTCTCTTTGTGCAGGAGCAACTACCGTGGTGTTCCTTTTGGAGGAACCAACAGAATTTTCTGTTTCCTGTTGAAAATACTGCGGAAATGCACGCGCTAACTCAGTGTTAATATGCTCGAAGTAAGCATCACTTGAAGAGTTTATACCTCGACTTGCTAGATTTTGGTGCATCCCCAGTGCAAAACCAGACATCGCTTCATAACCCGGTTGTTGGAACCAAGTGTTTCTAGCAATCCATGCCTGCGTCCGTTCGTCCAACTGCGGTGCTTGCATCGCTTGTTGTTGAACAGGCTGCTGCATGGGTTGCTGCATCTGCGGTTGATAGTTCTGCAAATAAGATTTATCAGTCTGCGCTTTTGTCAACGCCTCCTGTGCCGATACCATCGCGTCGGTATCGCCATCGTCATAGGCTTTTTTGTATACCTGTTTAGCGGATTCGATTTCAGCATCGGCCCGCGTGGAGACACTACTTAATAGCGCCTGTTCACTGCGACCAACCAAATTAGTCAAATGCGTGTTTTGTCCGTGCACCTGTTTGGCATACGTCAACGCCTCGTCGCGTAAACGTGCTGCCTCATCTTTGGCTCGTCGTTGTTCGTGGTATTCGTATTTAAGACGATTGATATGATCCTTCGTCTCTTTATCAATCCCTTCTATCTCTGCATCAATATCAAATGCGTCATTGGGATTGAGAGCACGCGGTGCGCGCTGATCCTCGGGCGGGCGATCATCGACAACTTCAATGTCAAGATCCTCCCGCGCCTCATCCTCCAATGTCTTCATGACATCGGCTTCATCCGGTAAAAAGTTATCTACATCAGACACGGTGTATACCTCTTGGGTCATCCACCACGGCTTCTACAGTATCGTCGTTGATGATCCGGAACTCTTTGCCATGAATCTTAATCCGTGTCCCACTAAAAGCTCGCATGATGATGAAGTCGCCTTCTTTACACCATGGGCCATGAGGGAAACGGGTTTCATCTCGATAGCAATCCGGCCCCATTTTGATCACAAACCCCACAACGGAGGCTACTTCTTCGATCATCATAGTTTCATGGGGTTTGAGAATACCGCCGTCCGTCTTTTCTTTGATTTCGGGCAGTCCAACGAGGATGCGATATCCGGTAGGTTCTGGCAGTTGAGTTGCTGTTTCCTCTCGAATATCTGTTACTTCGGCCATGTTGTTAACCTTCAGTCCACTTAGAAGGGGAAGCGGTGTACCCCTGCTCACTTATGAGCGTCATTCCTCTACAAAAATCTTTTCGACAATTTCCTGAATATCACGTCTAGCAAACTGAACGCCTTCAATCTGTCCACGAAGCAATTCGTATTGACTAAAATTCTCAATAGCTCCGGTAATAATAACGTCTTTTAAACGTGACTCCGTTTCGTTTAAACGCGACATTAACAAATCTATGAATCTCGGGTCAACAAAATCATTCATCAGCGATTCTTCAACAGACTATCAGCAATCTTGCGACCAATCTCTGCACCCTTCGCTTCCTGATCTGCGCTTATGCGGCGATCCCCCTGCTCATGCCCCAACAGACTATCAGCTATCTTACGGCCAATCTCTGCTCCTTTCGCTTCCTGATCCGCACTTACACGGCGATCCTTCTGTTCGCGCTCTGACTGTCGCTCGGCAACCTCTGCGCCAATCTTCGCCCCAGCCACACGTTCGTCGCTTGCGATCTTGAAACGTTGCAGATCGTCGCGCATCTGTGCTTTCTGGGCTTCCAGCTCCAGCTTCTGCTGTTCAGCTTGCTGTTTTGCTTGATCCGTCTGAACGTCTGCCTGTACCTTTTGCTTCTTGATTTCCAACTCTTCACGCTGCATTTGCATGATCGGGTCTTCTGCCATCTCCTGATTCTTCTGTTCCTGTATCTCTTGCTGATCTTTGCCAAGCAATTGTTCCGCTGCCTGTGCAACAAGCCCTGACAGGCGAGATTCGATCTCTTCTGGCAGTTCCGTTCCCAGCGGTGGTAATTCGATACCCAGCTCTCTTTCGATTTCGTCCCGGTACTTGAAAGCAAGGTGTTCGGTAACATGAGCTGACGCAGCCGCCAGTGTTGCCTCTGCTGTTGGTGAGTCCTCCATAGATTGCATAATCTTTGGGTCTTGCGCCATAGCCATATGCGTCTGTATATGCGCCTCATGATCCTGATACTGAAAGGCTTTAATAGGTCTGTTATTGAGCAGGCCCATATTCTCTGCTACCGGATCTTCCGGCTTCATATCGTCATCAACCGGAACAATCTTATCCGGATCACGAATACCTAATACTCCCAACATTTGCCTGTGCAGAAGCGGCAAGTCGTAAAGTTGTGGCGCTTGGGCTGCTAACTGTAAAGCAGATTGATATTGCATGATTCGCTGCGACATCGTGGCAGCATTCGGATTAGACACCGGTATCACATCCACGCGACGGTCAAAGTCCTCCGCAATGGCATCCGGATTGCCATTCACATCATAGGGATAGGCGGGTGGTCCGAAGTCTTCAATGATAGTGACAAGTATCTTTAACTCATTTTTAAGGGACGCATGTAGTCTTGCCTGTATCGCTGACATGACCTTCATGTTCTTTTCCATCAGCGCCAAGGTGGTGCCCACCGGAGCCTGATTATTCATGTCCGACACCTTCACATCGGTGATGGCGGCGAAGCGCCTGCCCTCTTCAACGATGTTGTTCAGCAACTGAAACAGCGTTCCAGAGGGTTCTTTGTAAGGCAGGAAGGAAATATTCTCTTTGATGGTACCGCCGGGGACATCCACATCTCTGAACTCACCGGGCATAATAGGGGTGTCATCCCCTTTGATACGCATGCCGCGAGCCTTTAAGCCTCCGGGCAGGTTCGCCAGAGTACCCGCATCCACCAGCTGACGCAGCAGGGATGTTGCAGACTTGACCAAGCCACCAATCAGATGGATCAGTCCCAGTCCGTAAAACCCTAATCCCGGCAGATATTCATAGTGTACGAAGTGAGTACGTCGTAGATGCAGCGGATCATCTTCATAATAGTTTCTACGAATGGACAGTATTGCGCCCGAATCTTTGTCAAGAGTGACAACATAGGGCAGCGCGATGCCCGTCTCCTCGCCATCCAGCATATCCTCGAAGCCGTCCAGATCCAGCTCGACGTGCATTTCCAGCAGGGTATGAACGGAATCGCCACTCAAATACCCGGTATTACTCCGAGAGCTGGGGTTCTCACCAGTCAGCTCACCATACTTGGAGCGAACTTCATCAATATCCAGCTCGGTATCAGAGATCTCTTCATCCCGATAAAAGCCATTAACTTGCAGTTTACGAATGTCATTCTTAGTCTTACGCATCACATGCGTAAGTCGGGTGGTGGTATTTAAGTCAGTAGCCCCATCAAACACCACCATGTCCTCAGACGGCACGAACATTGCACAAGGGCGTTCCATGTTCGGATCATGGTAAACTTTTTTAAACGCACTCCCCGCGAGCGGCAGCGAGAACAGCATCCGCTCTGTCTCACTGCGGTATTCCGTCATGCGTTCGGTCATCAGGTAGTTCATGTAATCCTGTACCCGAGAAGCCTGCTCCTCTCTCTCACGGGTAACTTTGCCCATGATATGAGTTCTGGCCGGTCCTGCTGCCGGGAAGATTTCTGAGATTGCCTGTGACTGAAAGCGTACTACGGCTTCAGCCAGCAGAGGATGATGCACCCCACAAGCACCGGGCCATGGGGTGGTGCGGTCTTCGACCTTTAACCCTAGCTGATCCAGCCCCGCCATGTAGGCTTCTTCCCAATCACGACGGGATGCCTTGTCATCTTCATAAGCGCTTTGTAGTTCAGAGCCAATAGCATCCAATATGTGTTCATCGATATGTTCGGCAAGGTTAGCGTCGAACGGTATCTCGTCCGCTTCAAGTTCTGGCTGGAAATCAATAAGCATGCCGCCATCTTCTGTCTCGATAGATACGGTATCTGGATTGTCAATACCAATTACAAGAGCCTCTTCATCTACTGCATCAAGGCGCTGTTGTAAATCGGCCATTTCCAAAGGCGTTATTGCTTTATCAACGGCCATAGGTCCTCCTTATCGCAGCAAGTTTAAACGTCTTAATAATAATTGGCAATGCGAGGTACATCCGTACCCATCTCCTCATCGTCCTCAAGCGCAATGAATCCTCCTTGACGGAAACGTAGCAGGGCTTGGGTTGAAGAGTCCACTAGGTCATCATGATCACCTACCGGGAAGGCAGCAAACTGTTCGATGACCTCCTCTGCCCAGCGGGTCTTCGGTGCCCAGACCACACCTGATGCGAAGAAGTCAGCAACCGCATTAACCCTCGATACCTTATCATTGCCTCGCGTTGGGGTGTACTCCGTTACAGGGATTCCAATACGACGAAGCTCAAATATCAATGGCGCACCCGCTGCCTTTGCCTCAACGATGCAGGCATCTGGTCGCCACTCAAGATACATCTCCTGCGCCCTGACTTTAAGTTCAGGAAACTCCAGTCGCTCCTGTAAGGCGTCCAAGAGAATAATCTGCGGCATCTTCATACCGTCTTCGTTGTCTGCATAGAAGACGCCCCATGTAGTACAGGCTGAGTAGTCAGCGCGTTCATGCTTTAAAAACGCGGTATCCCATGATTGAATAATAAATGAGACGACAGGGGGCTGCCTTTCTTCCCACTCTCGCCACCACTCACGCTTAACAATAGCACTCTCTTCAGAGGTAGGTTGCTGCTGATACTGGGCTTCCCACTTGGAAACGGGCAGTGTAGCGCGGATTTTTTCCAGTTCATCAAGAGGCCAATAGTCTGGCCAAAGGCTATTGCCAGATGGTAAAATTGCAGGTAATTCAATAACTTCCCATTCATCTGAGCCTTCCCTTGTAATGGAATCGCGCATGATCTGTCCGCACAAATCCTTCTGGCTCCAGCGTGTCATCACAATAATGATGGCCCCACCGGGCTGTAACCGCTGTCTGGGACCGGAGGTGAACCATTCATAAGTATTGTCAAACACTTTGGGATCAGCTTGCTGCCCCTGCTGTTCGGAATGGGGATCGTCAATCACCAAGAGGTCCGCACCACGCCCCGTCACCGCGCCACCGACGCCCACTGAAAAGTATTCCCCACCGCCCGATACGTCGAAACGACCCGCCGCCTTGGAATCAGCCGTCAGCGACACATCAGGAAACAATTGCATGTATTCTTCACTACCAATGAGGTTACGCACCATCCGACCAAAGCGAACAGCAAGCTCTGCGGTGTGGGATGCCATGATTATCTTCTTATCGGGTGACCGACCCATGATCCATGCAGGCAACAACCACGACGTGAGCTGCGATTTACCCATACGCGGGGGCATATTGATCATTAAACGCTTCAGATCGCCTGTAGCGACCCTCTCAAACGCCTTAGCCATACTCCTATGATGCGCTCCCTCTATAAAAGCAGGCCAAACCCCAGCAGAAAACTCTAAGAACGACTCAGCCGCCTTCTCTTGCCGTATAGAAGTCTCTAATGACCCTAACAACCGCGACACTTCCTCCCTCTCCTTACTAGAAAGCATCAACATCCTTTCAGGAGTCAACTGATCTTTAAGTTTTACGAACTGTTGTTCTATTGACATAGCCTTCTACCTGTCTAACAATACTTCTCGTGAGGTGCTGTATGGCATGTCTTGGTTCCTGACACAATAGGCATGACGTATCCCACCCATCCCCTTTAAAGGGATACTCCAACCTCACACTCAAGCCCCATTCCCCCTCCCCGGGGCTTGTCTGCGCGTCTTATTACCAAAACATGATTAATTTATCTCTATCACATCTAACTATGTGACCCTGAAGCGTAATTCTGTACTCATTTTCCCTATATTTTTTAAAACTAGCCACTTTGTGTCGTTTCTTCCCATCCTGTATTACCATTTCACCCACAACATGCGGATAATAACCAGAATCGAAGTCCATTCCTCCACCGCCAGTGGGCAGCATGATTGGGAGTGTAAACGTATTCACATCTTTAACACCCAAACCTAAAGTTATGTGTGGAAGATCAATGTGCCAACCGCCAGAAATAGATAATGACCTTTCATCTGAAGGAAATATGTGAAAACCCGGTAGCGCTAAGAGCGGATCATAAAATAATTTCTCCCCTAACTCCCTACCAAGCACTTCACCAACCCGTTTGTACAATGGTGCAAAGGTTTTTATCAACAAACCATTCAATTTCTTAGCGCCAGAGAAATATTCCGCAGTATTGCCATCAAGATAAGCAGATTTGCCTAACGTAAAGAACGGAAAGTCGTTTGATCGTGACTCCCACAGCTCCTTTAACCCCAAAACAGAGTCAACAACCTCACCCATTGGGTAATCTACACCTACCCTATTTAAACTTGGCTCTTCTATCGCGGGATCTATAACGTTTTCGTAAACAGATATTGACATATCATTGCCATCCTAGATGGGACCCAAAGTGTTTTATGGGGGTGGGGGGTCATGTCAATAGCTTGTAAGGGCAAATCTATAATTTTGGTAGTCGTTCGTGTGAAAAGCTATATAAGAGGGTGCGCGGAGTCCCGCGTGCGCGTGCGGGGGGGCGGGGGGGCGCATAATGCGCGGGATTGTCAAGCGCTTGGAGGCTCATTTGTGCCAACAATCGCGTTTAAACGCTCCAACACGTCTTCAGGATCGTCGATGCGCTCACTCACTACGTGAGATTGCTCCACATATAGCCTCGATACCTTGCCCGCATAATGCGCGGCCTGTATTGCGGCGCTGAACTGTCCCGCATCCTCTGCTGACTTGCTGAGTTCTTCCATCCTCGCCACGTGATGCGCCAAAGAAACGCGCTCATCACGCTCATTCTCGCTTACGCAGCGTGCAATCTCGCTCTGTACCTTCGGTAACTTATAAAGCTTATATCCAACATCGGCTGCATTCCCACCAGCCTTGTAACCCGCTCGCACTGCTGCATCTCTCTTCGAGAGTCCTTCGGCGCAATACCGCGCAAATAGGCGCTGCTTGACCGTAAGACCATCTCGACCACTCGGGATATCAACGACCTTTCCCACTGTTTAAACTCCGCTACTTGACCTACGGTCAGCACTCTATCACCAACGTCAATTCAACATAAACCCTTGACATGTTTAAACGAGTCAGGCAATGTTGAGACGAATCGCAACAAACGGAGCACGAAATGACCGATACCAACTACGTTGATAGAGAGACATGGCTAAACGCTGCGGCTATCCTGCTGCAAGCAGAAGTCTTTACACTCGCACAGATCCCTGCCGAGGCATGGGAGACGAAACAGTACCGCATCACTTGCGGTTTCCCTTTGGGATATCGCGGAAGTAGAACAGGTAAGGTGACCCTTGGTCAGGCGTTTGATCCCAGTATAAGCGCTGATGGTACATACGAAGTATGTATTAACCCCATCTTGGACGAACCCATAAGGGTTCTGGATGTGCTTGCTCATGAATTGGTTCATGTGTATGCAGGGATTGCCTGTGGTCACCGAGGTGACTTTAAGACCATCGCTAGAGGGATTGGGCTTACCGGGCCGCTTACAGCGACTGTCGCCAGTAGTGGACTTGAGCAGACCCTTAAGGGTATTGCCGAGCAACTAGGTAGCTACCCACATGCAGCGATCAATCCGTCGCTTCGTAAGAAGCAAGGCACCAGACTGCTGAAACTTCAGTGCAGTGAATGCGGGTTCATCGCTCGTATCACTGCTAAATGGGCACATCGTATAACGGCTTTTAGCCGCTGCCCGGTGTGTGACGAAATCACGACTCTCGAAGTCGTTTAAACATCGCAACAAGGAGCAAACTTATGTTTGACCATTCTACCAAAATCAAGCCTGAAACGGCAGCATATATGGCTAAAAAGTTAGCGTCGATTACATCCGTTAACGCGGACCTCGATGCTAGCCAGCGCGCCATACTCAAGCGGCTGGCAGTTGCCTACGGCAAACCAGTCAACAGCCCCATAAGGGAACTGATCAGCCTATGGCTGCATGGACCGGACGCTGGCAGTGCGAACGTTGGCGAAGCCATCAGCTCAGCCATCAATGACGCCCTACGGGATATCAACGGCATGAACGAGACACAGATCAAGGATCTGGTACGAAAAGAAGCCGAGCGTATCGTCAGAGACGAGTTCACACAGCCACCACGGGAGATAGTCCTACGGACTGGCAGCGGCAGCAAAACACTGCCTGCTGAGACACGACACGAAGTGTTCGAGGACGTGCTGATGTTCATCGCGCAGCGTGAGAGTGTCTACCTTGTAGGTCCAGCCGGATCAGGTAAGACGACGCTTGCAAAGCAAGCAGCCGACGCACTTGAGCTACCATTCTACTCGACGGGGGCGCTAGTCATGAAGCATGAGCTTGAAGGGTTCATTGATCCGCATGGCAACTACGTTGAGACCGAGTTTTACAAAGCGTTTAAACATGGCGGCGTATTTCTCTTCGATGAGATCGACGGCTCGTCCCCGGCGGCAGTGCTGGCGTTCAACGGCCACATGGCCAACGGCATCGCATCATTCCCCTGCGGCATGGTCGAGCGTCACCCAGACTTCGTTGTGATCGCAGCAGCGAACACATACGGGAATGGTGCAGATAGACAGTACGTCGGACGTAATCAACTAGATGCCGCCAGCCTAGATCGATTCGCGTTTCTATCCATGAACTACGATGAGGTGTTCGAAACAGACATATGTGCAGACTCAGATTGGGCCTCGCATGTCCAGCGCATCAGGCAAACGACCAACGAATTAAAAATTCGTCACATCGTCTCGCCTCGCGCAAGCATCAAGGGTGCTCGCATGCTGGCCGCTGGCATGGATCAGGAAAAGGTTGAGCAAGCGTACATCTGGAAGGGACTCGAAGAGTCCGACATCGAGAAAATAAAAGCGGGATGTTAACAGGGGTTGACACGCCGTTTCGATTCATCGCAACATATAGGCAAATGAGGGCAGACATGTACACATACAAACGAGATTGGGACGAGTTCCTTGCCGACATCGAAAGCCGAGAGATCGGTAAGGCATGGACATCACCGTCAAGCATGGACAGCGACGGGTATGAATTCACCGGAACGCACACATGGGATGAAGCGCACACACTACTGAAGCATGGCTGGCGTGAGGGTCGGTCAAAACTGGCCGAGGCGACCGAGTTTGCTAAAGCAACCACACATCAGGGTACTGCCGAGGCATGGCAGCATGCCCCGGCTGGAGCGTTCCCGAATGTACCAGCATACTGCGCTGGCATAGCCGAGTGCATGATGACGCCGCCCGGTGAGGAGCAGCGCTCATCGATGCCTATCGTGACCATTGCGGTCAACATTGGAGCCGCTGCATTTACCCCAACCAACATGATGATCAATCGAGGTGCGGCCATTGTCGCTTTAATCGACAGCATCGAGGCGCAAGGTCAGCGGGTCGAGTTGATCTGCTGCACCCGTACCCAGTTATCTAATAACGACGGACACCTAGTGATGCACGTCACAGTGAAACGTGCCGAAGAGCACGTCAATCTGGATCGCATCGCCTTTGCCATGGCACACCCCAGTATGCTCCGTCGCATGAAGTTCAGGGTTCAGGAGTTCACCTTGCCGAAGGTCGAGCACGGCTACGGCATCTCAAGAGATTTTGAAGAAGAGGATTTCGATCTTGGCACGATGTATGTGCCACACTTCCCACACAGTCGCAGTAAACAGCGCGACATGTACGGGACTGAAGAGCGAGCAGTGCAGACGATGGCCGAGATGTGGCAGAGTGCCACCACTGCATGGCAAGCCAATCAACTAGATGAAGCTGTTTAAACACATCGCAACAAAGGAGATATGACATGACGACAAAGCATAACTGCGGCGGCCCTGTCTTCGGACGCAAGACACCCGGCTGCCCAAGGTGTGACGAATTGCTGGCGGGTGCTGAACCCGTCCGCTGGGGATGGGATGAAAGACGCGAAGAACAAGCGCGACGAATCGCGGCCATCCGTGCACATGATTGCGTCGAAAGCAGATGCGGTCGTGTCTGCACTGCATTCGAATGGTGATAAATCGCAACAAAGGAGAACGATTATGCGTAAGAATCCACACTCCCCAGTACTGACGGGGTTGCTGTTTCACACCCAGTGGCAATTGTCTGGTGTACCCGTGTACATACGCCGACACTATGGCGGCTGGCTCGTGACCTACCAAGTTGCGGATGATCCCCGTTATTGTGCCGAAATGCACTTCGGGAATGCAGGCGCATGGAATGATGCGAGGAGATTCGCGTCAGATAAGAAGCGGCTTCTACTTGAAGCCATTAACATCGCAACAAAGGAGAACGATGATGAGCAAAGTGATTGATAGGTACGTGAAAGCTAACCCCGACAAATTCTATAGCTGGCACACGGAGTATGATGGATATGGGGAGGACTATAACTACGACCTGCCTAGTTATTGGGTTTACTGTAACGAGGGATACATTTGCCCAGAGAAAGAATGCGGCACCATTCACACGAAGACAGTCAAAGAAGCAATGAGACTTATGCGAACCGTTGTGGAGGTGCAGCATGACGGCGTATAAAGTAACCGTAAGGGCTGAAACGCTCACCACCTATTACGTCGAGGCAGAAGACGCAGACCACGCAGAGGACATCCTCCGATGCGAGGGATTACAGGTTTTTATGCCATACGAAACGCGGATTCTGCGCGACGATTATGATGTTGTCTCAGTGGAGGAGCAAGCATGACTGATCTTGAGGACGTGCTCGATAAGATGCACGCAGACCTGATGGCGCTCGGATACGCTGACATGGCAAACGATTTGATCGACTGCGTATACGAGTGGACGCTTTTAGGTTACTGGGGGTTGTCATCAAAAGACCTACCCAACTACTTCGACGACACTGTTTAAACAATCGCAACAACAAAAGGAGATGCGACGATGAACGAGAAGCAACTAACGGCTGCGGCCAGAAAGATAGGTATGCCAGCGATCACAAAGATGATTGCGCGCAAGACCAGCGCCCTGCGTGAGCGGGATGGGATGGTGCATGTAGCTGACCTCATTGATGAGGTCGTGCAGGAAATCAACAGCAAACAAGAGGAGGCAGAACGATGAGTATCATCGATGCACAAGACAAGTTCACTGATGAGGTGAACAAAGCCCTGACAACTGACCAGAACACACCCTTATGGCTGGATGACGTGGAGCACGTCGCTATCACACCAGCCGCGCAGGAGTTGCTCGCAGATATACACGGCGAGGCTGATGGAGAGACCTATGCGTCTTTCCTGATCCTCCTGCTGGCGTCCGGCGACTTCGGCGCTGTTGAGCGTGATGATCGCATGACCAATATGCATGCGATTAAGCATGGGGGAATGGTGATGGGGGTATATCCGGCAGATCCGAAGAACGAATCACAAGAGGGCAACGTGATTTGGTTGATCGTTGACCCCGGTCACAAAATCCTGACGGTGCTAACACCTAATGACTACTAGACATCTAAAGCAATTACGAACATGGCGTTCCACCGCTGCCGACAAGGGCAGCGAGTGGGGCGTGAG